AATGTTATCCCTAACGGTGAAAATGTTATCCCTAACGGTGAAAATGTTATCCCTAATGGTGAAAATGTTATCCTAAACCAAAATATGTGTAAAAAGTGTAATAAAATTTATTTTAATAAATAAATTATTAATAATAAAATAAAATTTATAAAATTATTATAAATAGTACATTTCTTTAAAAATTTTAAAATTTTAAAATAATTTTATAAAAATAAAAATAAATTATGAAATGTACTTTTTATTTTATTTCATATAATGGTTGCCATTTGCTAAAATTCTTATTATAACGACATTTATATCTTTTTAATATTGTTGAATTTATATCTTTAAATGATAATCTTAACATTTTACTTGTTGATAAACTTGATACATTTGCTATTCCTATATGTTTCTCATTTTGTATATTTTCTTTTAAATATAAATAATATACATCTGGTTCTGATGTTTTACTTACCCATAATATTTTTTCATCCTCTTCTAATTTATTATTTCCTTCTAATTTATTTATATTTTCTTCTAATGTATCTTTATTTGTACTATTTATATTTAATTCTATATTTTTTTCTATCATTTCTAATGTTTTAAATTTAGAATCATCCTTCGTTTTTCTTACTACATTTATTATATTTTCTTCATTAAAATTATATAAAATTGGTTTATAATTTAAATTATAATTCCATAAATATATTCCTCTACTAGAATAATTTAATTTATTTGATATTTCAATTAAATTTTTTATACTCTCTTCATGAATTTTATAATATGTCTTTACTACAAATTTACATACATCTATATATTCATCTCTTTTATAATCTTTTTCTAATAAATTATACACTATTTCTAATCTCTCTTCTAAATTAATTCTTTTTAAATGTTGTCCTTTATAACTTATTATATCATTTATTGCAAATATCCACTTTTTATCATATGTTTTTATCATTTCACCATCTAGTAATGTATTATTATATAATGATTTATCAAATAAACCTCTAACTAATATTATTCTTGGTTTTTCATAATTTGGATGTATCTTTTTATCTATAAAATATATAATTGGTATATCATTATATAATGTAAAAAATACATAATATGGATTTCCATTACTTCTTAAACAACATAAATATGATTTATTATTAATATAATTTAAATTATTATTTGATAATAAATAATAATGTCTTTGAATTATTTTTATATTATATAATTCATATAATTTATTTAAAATTATATCTTTTATTTCATTTGATTTTATATTATATGCTATTCTATCTGCAAATGATATAATTCCTGTATGCATTTAAATTTATTATACAATTATAATATATATTTTATATCATTTTTTATTTATAAAAAGTACATTTCTTTATAATTTTTAAATTTTTAAAATTTATTTTAAAAATAAAAATAAAATTAAGAAATGTACTTTTTTTATCTTTATTAAATTTAATTACAAAATATACTTCCTGTTTTTCCATCTGTTGTTTTTCCATTTTGACAAGGAAATTCTTGTTTATTTTCATTATAATATTTATTACCTATTTTTTTTCTTAATTTTGTATTATATCTTAATAATACAACACCCGAACCACCTATACCTGGATTACTTGGATATGTACCATACCACGCACTACCACCACCTCCCCCTCCTGTATTATTTTTACCATTCACTTTTTCTTTTAATTTAGTATCATTTTTATATACACCTTGACCTCCTCCTCCTTTACCACCTTTATTATTTGTTCCATCTGATGTTTTACTATTATTATTACCTCCACCACCACCTCCTCCAAAATATACTTTATCATCAATATGTTCTCCAATATTATCTGGTATATTAAAATATGTTTTAAAATCAATACCATTTAATTCTGATAATCCATCACCACCTAAACTACCATAATTACCATTAAAACAATTTTCACCTTTATTTCCTACACCTCCACCACCCGCACCAGAACCTTGTGAACTCTCTTTTTTACCTAAACCACCATCATTTCCCCATCCTCTTCTTATACTATTTTTAATATATGTATTTTGATTTGTTTTACCAATGTTTCTACTTACATTATGTCGTTCAAATGCAGTTCCACCACCTGAACCACCATCTTTACCACTTTCTCTTGAACCACCTTCACCACCACCTCCTCCTCCACCTCCTTTTGCTATAAATTTATTTTCACCTTCATTAATACTACTTATATCATTTGTAATTAATTCTATTGAACTATCTGTACCATTATTACCTGGATAACCATCTCCATTAGGTTTTCCACCATTTCCAATTTTTATTAAATATGAACCATTTAATATAATATTTTGTAAAAATACTAATCCGCCTGAACCACCTCCTCCACCATTATCACTACCACCTGCACCACCACCTCCAACTAATAATATATCACATTCAGTATCTTCTGTAAAATTTATTGTATATTCATTATATTTAAAAATAATATATTTATATGTTGTATTTAATATTGTTCCTTGTTGAATATAATAATAATTTGCTAAATCTTTGATTTCATTTGGTAATAAAGTTCTATTATAAAATCTTAATTCATCTATATCACAATCTATTTTAAAATTACTATCACTATGAAAACCATTGTTTCTAAATAAATGACCAAATCCTATTTGATTTTCATAAGCTGTTCCTGTAAATCTTTGTGTTTTAACCCATTTTTTCCAGTCTGGTAAAGTTTTTTTATTATCAAATTTACCATCAATATATATTTCAGCACCTTTATTATAACATATTATAGAAACATGTACCCATTTATTTAAATTATTTATAAAAGAAAATTTTGAATAAAATTGAAACCAATCATCTGGATTATGAAGTCTTTCGAATCTAATAAGACCTTTATTTGAACCTTCATCTAACGCCATTATAGCAATACTCCATCCTCCTCTTAAACCATTTGATGCTAATGTACTTACATCATATCTTGATATTAAATATGAAGGATTTGTAGCATGTATTGATTTAAGATTTATCCAAAAGGAAATAGTCCAAGTATCATTTTCAACTAAATCTTTAAGAGTTGGATCAGTAATTACAAAATTATTATTAACATTATTTTTAAAACTTAAACCTTTATCAAATTCATTTACACCATCATCAACTAAAAATCTATTATAAAATGTATTAGGATAAATAACACTATTTTGTTTTTCAATTTGAATATTATTAATTTTATCAATTAAACCATTATTAAAATTCCAATATGCATTTAAAATATCAATATTACTTATATTTATTTCTGGTTCTATTTCTGTAATTTTATATCTAATTATTATTATACCAGAGCCACCATTACCAGGTTTTCCTACTTTGTTATTATATTGTGACCCACCACCACCACCACCTGTATTTGCTAATCCATTCTTACCACTAGCTTTTGCAACTGTTTTTGTATTAGATTTAGGACCATTTCCACCACCACCTTTTCCACCATCATTTCCATTTCCAGTACCGTTATTTTTATTACCACCACCACCTCCTCCTGCAAAATAAACTTTATCACTAATATGATGCCCTATATTATCTGGTATATTAAAATATGTTTTAAAATTAATATTTAATGATTCTATTCCACTTAAACCATCACCACCTTTAGCACCATAAATATTTGTTGTTGAATGACCAATTTCACCCGCACCACCACCACCACCACCTCCTTTATCTCCATTTTTACCTGTTCCACCATCATTTCCCCATCCTCTTTTTATACTATTTTTAATATATGTTTTTTGATTTGTTATACCAGCATTTGCATTTGATACTTCACCTGCACCACCACCACCACTACCACCATCTTTACCATGTTTTTTATTACCATTTTCACCAAATCCTCCACAACCACCACCTTTTGCAATAAATTTATTTTCACCTTCAATTATACTATCTATATTATTTGAAATTAATTCTATAGATGTATCATTACCATTTTCAGAATTTGGATTATTACCTATACCACCATTCCCTACTTTTATTAAATAAGCACCATTTAATATTTCTTTTTTAATAAATACTAATCCACCTGCACCACCGCCACCTGAATTATCATATCCACCTGCACCACCACCTCCAACTAATAATATATCACATTCAGTATCTTTAGTAAAATTAATAGTATATTCAGTATTTTTTGATAATTGAGATTCATTATATTTAAATATAATATATTTATAATTTGTATCAATAATTCCTTTTTCAATATATTTATTTACATATAAATTATCCAAATTTTCTGAATTATTAATATCTTTATTTAATATATTATTATTATTATTATTATTATTATCTATACTTCTTACCCATACTGCTAAACCACCATATCCTGATAATAATTCACCTGAATTTTCTATACTATGAGAACCTTCAACATAAACAAAATAATTTCCATTTAAATTATGATGATTTTTTAAAGAAATTTGTGGATCTTCGTATATATTACCTTGTGAATTATCTTCTCTATTATACCATTTTATATTGTGTTTAAAATTATATAATGATGATTTATATACTGTTTTTTCTTTATCATTATAATTAGTTGATATTTGTTCTTTATTAAAATAAACCCAATAACTTAAATCTAGTGTTCCTATACATAATTCATCATATTCACCAAATGGTATACTCCAACTATTTGTAAAATCATTTGGATTACCATATACATCTGTTCCTTGTAAATTATCAGTTGCTTGATGCCAAGTTGTAGAACCATCTTTTAAATATCTAACTAATCTCCAACCAGATACACCTGTTGCTAAAGTTATAGATGGTACATAATAATCAATTTGTGCAGGCGAACAAGTTGTATTACCATATGTATCCGTATATGTTCCATAATTACAAGATTTTTGTGTTATTTTATTATCTGAATAATAACCTTTATCTGCAGGTTTTTGTGTTATTTGTGCAATTTTATTAACATAATAACCAGGATCTGCTGTTTTACAAATTACATTACCATATGTATCTGTATATGTTCCTATTGGACAAGGTTTTTCAGTTAAATTATCAGTATCATAATAATAACCAGGTCTTGAATCAATTCTACAAGTAATATTACCAGTTTTTTTATCATAATTAATTAAACTATAATTAGTTGGACAATTTGCTATATTTTTACATTGATAACTATCACCTGTATTATATTTATTATCTGGACAATCTAAACAAGTATTACTATCATCTATAATACCTTTACCTGCTGAACAATAATTATTACATTTAAAAGTTTTAACTATAGAATTAGTATTATTTTTATTTTGAATAATTTTTTTAATAGTATTTTTATTATGTTCAAATTCACCATCCCAATTATCTAAACATTTATAATATTTAACTTGTTGTGTACCTAATAAATCAGTAAAAGTATTTGAAAAATATCCATAACAATTATTATTATTATTACAATAATTTTGACTAATTTCAATAAAATCATTTTTACAAATTTTATTATCATAAGTATTAGGATTAATACAAATAAAATTTTCTTTAAAATTATTATTAATTAAAACTAAAATAATTAAAATAATTAAAATTAAAAATATAATAATAATAATATTTTTATTCATTTGTTCTTATTAAAATAAAAATATATTTTATTATTTTGTTAATTTAAAGTAGAATAATAATGAGTTCAAAAATTTTAAGAGCTAAATCTTTACCAACTATATCTTTACTAACTAAATCTACTTCTAAATCTAAAAAAACTAAATCTTTACCAAATATTAAGACTAAATTTTCTCTATCTAATAAAAAAACAAAATCTTCACCATCTACTAAAACAATTAAAAGAGCGAAATCTTTATCAAATATTAAGACTAAATCTTCTGTATCTAGTAAAACAATTAAAAGAGCTAAATCTGTACCAACTACAAAAAAAAAAAAATCTTCTCCAAAAAAATATGAATCTGATAACTCTTATTTACCTATACCACCTTGCTATCGAAAAGATTGTTTGTCTACAAAAAATTCTACTCAAGGAGAATTAAAAAAAATTTCATCTATTCCACCATTTTCACCACCTCTTCCATCAGTATTAGATTATAGTTATTTAAGTCTTCAATATAATAAATATTTTTATGATAGATATTCATTAAAAACTCATAATGATAAAGAGATGCGTAGAGATTCACTAAATTCATTAGATTTACTTTTTAATTATTTACATTATGAATCAATTGATTTAAATTCATTAAAAGAATATCAAATAACATATTTTGTTGATTTCTTTAAAATGTATCATTCTTCTTATTATATTGATTCGCGTTTTGATAATTATAAAGAGTATTTTGATTTTGTTGAGAATATAAAAAAAAATCTTTATAAAACAGAAACATTTAATAATTTTAATAATGATAAAAATACAAAAAATAATTTTAAAAAATATATTTTAAATATTATAAAAAATGAATTTATGGAATTTCATAAAGAATATATTCAATATCTTATAAAATATTATAATAGATATAGTACTCCAGATAAAGAACATAAACTAAAAATACCTAATATAAAAATACCTCATATTATTTTACAATCATTAAGATTAAAACATATAAATCTTTTTTTTGATTATCAAACAATAAGTGTAAATGTATTTTATGAAAAATTTGAGAAACATTTAAAAATTGTTGAATTATTATTATCAAATAATATAGAATTATCTTTATTAGATTATTTAACTTATTATAAACCTTATAATTTTATGAATAAGATTTATCAATTTTATAATAGTAAATATACTGATAAAAATATAAATTTAGATACTTTTTATAAATCAATTAAATTATTTTATGATATATTATTTTCAAAAGAATTATCTAAAAAAAAATTTTTTAATAAAATTAGAATAAATAGACTTCTTCATAAAAAATTAAGAATAGTCTCTGATAATTTTTATGAATTAGATATTTTATTTGGTGGCAAAAAGATAAATACTATATAAAAAAAATATAATAATTAGATTTAAAATGATAATAAAATTAATAATAGATAATAGAGAAACTGAATTATATAATAATATAATATTAAGAGATTTAGAAGTATATAATGAAAAAATAAAAATAGAAAAAAGAAATTTAGAATTAGGAGATATAATAATAATAATAGAGGACGAAAATAATGAAGAAAAAAAGACATATATATTTGAAAGAAAAACATTAAAAGATTTAAATGGATCAATAAATGATGGAAGATATAAAGAACAAAAAAATAGATTAATGTGTAAATATAATATAAATGATATAACATATATAATAGAAGAAGATGATATACATAAAAGTATAAATAGAAGTGATAAAAGAATAACAAGTGTATATTTAAATACATTATATAGAGATAATATAAAAATAATATTTAATAAAAATATAAAAGAAACAACAACATTTATATTAACATTATGTGTTCAAATAATAAATAATATAAATAAATATTTGGATAATATAGAAAATATAAAAGAAAATTATATAGATACAATAAAAATAAAATCAAAAAAAATAGAGAATATAACACCAGAAAATTGTTTTATATTACAATTATCACAAATACCAACAATATCAAAAACAATAGCAAAAAATATAGTAATAAAATATTCAAATATAAAAGAATTAATAAAAGAGTTAGAAAAATATGATGAGGAAGAAAATAAAATAAAAAAATTACAAGAAATAGATAAAATAGGAAAAGAAAAGGCAAAAAAAATATTAGAATATATGAAATTATAAAAATATTAATAATATATAGAAATAAAAAAATCTGGGTAAAAAATCAAAGAATCCATTAAAAATAAAAAAAAAAGAAGAAAAAAAAAATAAAATAGAGTTGGTAGAGAAAATAGAGAAAATAGAGAAAATAGAAAAGAATGAAATAGAAGAGATAGATGAAAGAGATAAAGAATATGTGTTTGTATAGTTTTTTTAAAAAGAACTAAATAACATAAAATCTAAAGATTTATTTTTAGTAAAATTAAAATTATTAATATTATTATATTTATATTTTTTAAATTTATTAAAATTATTAATAATAAAATTAACAAAAGATGTATGAGAATAAGGTAATTTTAATTTAAGAAAATTTTTAAAATTAATAAGAATAATTAATTTTAAAATAATATATGAGAAAACATTAGTTTTTTCATACCATAATTTATTATAAAAATTATGATATTTAATAATTTTAAAATATTGATTAAAAGAGAAAGAAATTTCTTTATTAATAAGAGAATTAATAGGAATAGTAAATTGAATAGAAATAAAAATTAAATTGTATATAGTTGCCCAAAATTCAATAACAGATTCAACAGGATTAAAAGTTGAATTATTAGAAATATTTAAAGTTTTTTTTAAAATATTAATATTATTATTAGATAAATTATGTAAAGAATTATCAATAATATTTATTTTATGTAAAAATTCGTGTATTATAACTTTACCATATTCATCATTACGATAAACATAAATTTGATTATTATTAGAAAAAGTGAAACCACCATTAATATGTATAGGTGTAAAATAATCATTATTATTAGGAATAAAACGAGAGATAGGTGCAAAAGATATATGAAAATCAATAAAATTATTAATATTATAAATTAATTTAAGAACAATAATTCTTTTATAAATTTTAATTAATTTAGTAATTTGAAATTGATTAAGTTTTTTATTATTATAAATATAAAAAGATATATTATTATGTAAATTAGAATTAATTTTAAAAACATATTTAATACTATTAAAATAATTTAAAAATTTATTATTAATAAAATTATTATTAATCATAATATCTTTAAAATCATTAATATAAATAGAACTATTATTTATATAATCAGTATTTAAAGTATCATAAAAGTTATTATTATCTAAAAAATTATAATTTTTTTTAGATATTTTATATATATCATTAATATTATACATATTCAAATAATGCACGAGCTTCTTTAATAATAGTAATTATATATTTTTCATTTTTTAACTTATTAGAACATAATAATAATTTATTAATTATTAGCGAAATATCAGTATTAGTTTCACAATCAGTATTATTATTAGTAGATAAATTAGAATAATAAAGAATTCTATCTATAAATTTATTAGAAATAATAGTATCAATATCATGTTTAAATTTAGTACAATTATTATCAATTAACCAAGATTTAGTATCATAATTATAATATTGCCATATTTTATTACCAATATATCTATAATCATTTTTAAAAACATTAAATAAAACTAAAGCAATATTATAGTCAGAATTAGTATCAATACAATTATCTATAAGTTTATTAATATTATTATTAATATTATTATTCATATTAATATTATTATATAAAATAATATTTAAATATAAAATAATAATAGTTTAATAAAATAAAAGATTAATTATGAATGAATGGGATATATTAGATTTATATTTTAAAAATCATAAATATCCATTTACAAGTCATCATCACGATAGTTATAGAGATTTTATTAAAAATAATATACCAAACACTATAAAATCATTAAATCCAATAACAATGATCAAATATAATGATATTGGAACAATGATAATGAAAGTAGAAGTATATATAGGTGGAAAAGAAGGAGAAGAAATATATATAGATAGACCAATAACATTTGATGATATATCACCAAAAATAATAACACCAAATGAAGCGAGATTAAAAAATTTAACATATGAAACACATATATATGCAAATGTTTTAGTTAAAATAACGGATGAAGAAGAATATATATATGAAAATAATTTTAAAAATGTTGCAATTGGATCAATACCAATTATGTTACATAGTGATGCTTGTATTTTAAATAATCAAGGTTCAGAAGTATTAAAGAAATTAGGAGAATGTATATATGATACGGGAGGTTATTTTATAATAGATGGAAAAGAAAAAGTAATAATAGCACAAGAAAGAATAACATCAAATCGTTTATTTGTAACAAAATATAAAGATGATCAAAATTTTTCATATAAAGGTTTAATAAAATGTACAGCAGATGTTGGAGAAACTGTTTTATCACCAAAAACAGTTGAATTATATTTAGTTAAAAATCCTGTATTATTAATAAAAGATGAAGTACCAACATATCCTAATTTTAATTTAGATGAAAGTGATGTAAATAGAAATTATATTGATAAAAAAAATAGTATATTATGTACATTTAAAGGAATAAATGGAAAAAAAATACCATTATTTATATTATTTAGAGCATTAGGTGTTGAAAGTGATAAAGATATATATGAATTAATTTTTGGTAATGATTTAAATGAAACAGAAAAATATTTTTTTGATAATTTTATAAGACCTACAATATCAGCATCATCAATTGTATATACACAAGAAAAAGCATTTGAATATTTAAAACCATTATCAACATACAAAACAATAGATCATATTAAAAGTATGTTAATAACTGATATATTTCCAAATATAGAAATTTTTGAAAATAAAGCCAAATATTTAGGTTATTTAGTAAAACAATATATAAATACTTGTTTAAATATATCAGAAGAAAGTGATAGAGATAGTTATATATATAAAAGAGTTGATATAAGTGGTTATTTATTATCACAATTATTTTCTGAATCATATACAAAATTATCAAAATATATTAGAGATAGTTTAGATAGAACTTATAATTATGGTGCATGGAAAAATAATAATAATTATGATTACTTTATAAATAATAATAATATTTATAAAATTATTCCTTCTTTAATTATTACTAAAAGTTTTACTAGATCATTAAAAGGTATGTGGGGACTTGAAGATGATGATGATCCAGAATTAGGTATGGTACAAGATTTATCTAGAATTAGTTTTATTGGATTTTTATCACATTTAAGAAATGTTAATATGCCTCTAGATAGAAGTATTAAATTAACTAGTCCTCATAGATTACATTCTCAACAATATGGTATAATGTGTCCTTTTGCTACACCAGATGGTGCTTCTGTTGGATATTTAAAAAATATGGCAATATTGGCAAAAATAACATCAACTTCTCAAGTTAAATATATTAAAGAATGTTTAAATGATTTAAATATAATATTATTAGAAAATTTTAATAAATCTATAAATAGAAATATTACAAAAATATTTATAAATGGTTCTTATTATGCTTTAACATATGATCCTAATTTATTAGTTAGAACATTAAAAGCTTATCGAAGAAATAATTTAATTAATTTATTAATATCTATTTCTTGGGATATTAAAAATAATGAAATAAGAATATTAACTGATTCTGGTAGATGTGCTAGACCATTAATAATTTCTTCTAAAATTGATAAATATGATAAATTTAAAAATTGGTTCGATTTAATAACTGGTACTATAAATACTTTAAATGATTCTAATAAAAATGATAATATTTATTATAAAAGTTTTTATACTTCTCCTAAATCATTACCTGTATTTTCTAATAAAACTGATAATGAAATATTAGAAGAATTAGAAAAAAATGGTGCTGTAATTGAATATATTGATATAGATGAATTAGATACTATTTATATTGCTATGAATAAAGATGATCTTAATAAATTTCATACACATCTAGAAATTCATCCTTCTACTATGTTAAGTGCTATTTCTGCTAATATACCTTTATCTAATCATAATCAATCCGCTAGAAATGTTTTTCATGCTGCACAAAGTAAACAAGCAATTGGTGTATATGCTACTAATTTTAATAAAAGATTTGATACTATGTCTTATGTTTTACATTATTCTCAAAAACCTATTATTACTACTAGATTATCACATTATACTTCCAGTAATAATATGCCAAATGGATTTAATGTAATTGTTGCTATAATGACTTATTCAGGATTTAATCAAGAAGATAGTATAATGATTAATAAAAATAGTATTAATAGAGGTTTATTCTCATTATCATATTATAAATCAATTACTGCAACTGCTAAAATAGAATCACAATATGAAAAAATAATTTTTGGTAATCCTTTAGAATATATTAAATTAGGAATAAAAGTTAATAATATCAAAAATGCTAATTATAATTTAATTAATGATAAAGGTTTTATTTCTGTTGGTACTTATATACCTAAAGGACAAAAAGTTGTTGTTATTGGTATGTTAAATGTTAAATATGTTTATAAAAAAGTTAAAAAAGGGGTTTTTACTGATTATGTTAAAGAAACTATATATACTGATTGTTCTATATTAACTGATAATTCATTATATGGTAAAATTGATAAAATTTTTATTGATAATAAAACTAACGATGATGATACTATAGTTTGTAAATTAAGATTTCTTAAAATTAAAAAACCTGAATTTGGTGATAAACATGCTTCAAGACACGGTCAAAAAGGTGTAATTGGTATGATTATTCCTGAAGAAAATATGCCTTTTTCTAAAAATGGTATAAAACCTGATATTATTATTAATCCACACGCTATTCCATCAAGAATGACTATCGGCCATTTAATTGAATGTGTATTTGCTAAATCTTGTTGTCTTGATGGTTTAAATGGTGATGGTACTGTATTTTTACCATTTGATGAAAATAAAATTTTTAAAAATTTAGAAAATTATGGTTTTAATTCAAATGGTAATGAAATTTTATATAATGGATTTACTGGACAACAAATGAATTGTGAAATCTTTATTGGACCAACTTATTATTTTAGATTAAAACATATGGTTGCTGAAAAAATACATGCTAGAGATATTGGTCCAAAAGTTTCTTTAACTAGACAACCTACCGCTGGACGCAGAAAAGGCGGAGGATTAAGAATTGGTGAAATGGAAAGAGATAGTTTAATTAGTCACGGTTTATCACAATTTATTCAAGAAAGTATGACTGAAAGATCTGATAAATATGAATGGGCTATATGTAAAAATTGTGGTACTATTGCTAATTTTAATCCTTCTAATAATAATAAAATTAATTTTTGTTCTAATTGCTCCAATCAAAATATATCTATTGTTAAAACACCTTATTCATTTAAATTATTAGTTCAAGAATTAGAAGCTATGAATATACAAGTTAGACTTAATACTGATACTATTAATTTTCCATTATTAGATATTAATGATTTATATCAAGATAATGATGATTTAGATAATTTAGATAATAATATTAATGATTTTAATAATGAATTTTATGGCGGAAATAATTCTGATTATAAACAAGATACTTTTAATTTAAATAATATTGATGAAGATGAAGATAATGAAATTAGTGATGTTCAAAATGGCGAAGATGATGATGATATAGAAGATAATATTAGTGAAGATGAAGATGAAGAAGAAAATGAAGATGATGAAGAAGATAATGAATATGAAGAAGATGATGAATATGAAAATAAAGATGATGATGAAGAAGATGAAGAAGATGAAGAAGATGAAGAAGATGATGAATATGAAGATGAAAATGAAGAAGATGATGAATATGAAGATGAAAATTATGAAGATCAAGAAGATGAATATGAAGATGAAGATGAAGATGAAAATGAAGAAGAAGATGATGATAAAGAAACAGATTATAAAGAAGATACAAAAATAATAGAAATAGAAAATTAGAATATAAAATATTTATATTAATTAAAGAATGGAAAATATTAATTACAATATGATAATATTAATATTATTAATATCAATATTAATTGTATTATCAATATTATATATAAAATATATATATAAAAAAAATATTGTAAAGATGGAAAAATTTGTATCATATAATAATTATAATGAAAGATTAGAAAATATAGAAAAGAAATTTAAAAAATATATCGAATTAAATGAATTAACACAAGAAAATAAAGAAAATATAATTAAATTATTAAATAAAATAAAAATAATAAAAAAAGATTTAGAAGATCCGTATGAATTAGAACAATTAGAGAAAAAAATAAATTTATCAATAAAAGAATTAGAGGATTATGATAAAATAATAATAAATAAAATTGAAGAATTTAAAAAACGAATGGAAAAAAAATATACAGAAATGGATAAAAAATATGATACAAAATTTGAAAATAAAAATAAAGAGATAAATAAAAAGTTAGAAGATACAGATATAAAAATAAAAATAACAGAAGATAAAATAAAAGAAACAAAAAATAATACGGAAAAGTATATAAAAGAAACTAAAAAAGATACAGATGAATTTATATTAAATACAAAAAATTATACAGAGAATTATATAAAAGAATCAGAAAAAAAAACAAATAAGAAATTGGATGATACAATAGAAGATATAGATAATATATATATAAAAAAAGATAATCCAAAAATAAATTTAGAAGATAATAATAATTTTAAGATATGTAATTCAGATGATAATTGTGTGTATATGAATGTTAACAAAAATGGAGAATATACAATAAAAACGGAATCAGATGTAATAAAAATAAAAAATAATAAAGATGAGATAGTAGGTAATATAAATAATACAAATTTTTATTTAGCAGGAGATAATGATAATAATTCACCATTATATATAAAAGAAGATAATACATTTGTAAATAGTTTAAATGTAAGAGATTTATTATTAAAAGAAAAAAATGGAAATAGAATGTTAGATGTAGCAAGTTATTTTAATTGGTTAGATAAAAATAAAGAATATAGAAAAAATAAAGATGAAGAATATAATAAAAATAATTTAGATAGAATAAATGAAATAAATTATATAAATAGTGAATTAAATGAAATAAAAAAAGATTTAAATATAAATGATAATAAAACAGATAAAATAAAAATAGAATTAAATGATACAAAAAAAGATTTAATAAGAAGTAAAGATTTAAATAATAAAATAGAAGTTAATCATACAGATATAACACAACAATTTGATGAATATTATAAAAAAACAAATAATGAATTATTAGAATTAAAAAAAGAAGGAGAAGATATAAATAAAGAATTAATAACAAATAAAACAGATATAAAAGAAATGAAAGAGAAAATGGATGATTTAATGAAATTAATGGAATATAAATATAATAATTAAAAATATTAATATATAATAAATAAATAGAATAAAAATAAAATGTATATTTCAATAATATATTTTATTTTTATAATATTATTAATATCATTGATAATATTATATTATAATATGACAATACATAAAATTAATGTAGAAGATTTTAAAAATTTTAATCAGGATCAGGAATAAAAGAGATTTTACTTTTTTTATTTGTTTTATATTCAATAGGTAAATTTTTAGAAGATAAAACTTTATCCCAAAATAGATTTATTTTAGTGGGAATATCTTGCCATAAATTTTCATTAAAATGAATTTTTTGAATATAAATTTCTTTTAAATACCAAAATGTTTTTTTTTTGAAAATAAAATTATCATTATTAAAATTATTAATTTTTAAATCAATATTATTATTAGTTTCAGAAACAAATAATAAAGGGTCTGAATATAAATATTTATAATAATTATCTTTATTATTATAAAATTCTGCAATAATCCCATGATTTTTATTATATAAATTATTATTAGAAACATAATTAAAATAATCTTCATAATTATCAAAAGTTTCAAAATAACATTCAACATAATCACATTCTTTTAATTCACATACTGCTAATTGACCTTGAATTTGATAATAATATTTTTCAGGAATATAATCTTTTTTTAATTTTCTACTATAAGGACATTTAATTTCAATCATAATACCTAAATCTGATATACCATCTGGTGATGCACCAAAATGTTCAATATTTTTATTATTAATAATACCAAATTCATGTATAGAAATATTATTATTATTTTCAGAATAAATACGTGTAGCCATATCTTCAAACATAGTACCCCATTTTAAAGCAGGAATAGAAGTAAAATCAGTATTATCAATATAAACACCGGCTTTTTTTTTAGCTAAAATATTATTATTTTTAGAAATACCTTCAAATAAATCACTAGCAGTTAAACAATTTTTTCTTAATTCAAACCATTCATTTGTTCTTTGTTCAATATATGGTAAAGATTTTAAATAATCAAGTTTTAATCTATAATTATTAATAATTTCAATTCTATTATCAATATAATTTATATCTATTTTATTAAATTCATTAATTAGTTTTAATTTATCATTTAAATCTAAATTTAAATTATATTTAATAAATTTATATAATTTATTATCTAAATAACGATTATTATTATTATAATCATCATCATATAATTTAAAAATAATATTATTATTATTATTCATAAAAAAATAATAATAAATATAATAATATTTATATATTTTATTAAACATATTTTTATATGTATTATAAACATAAATCATAAATTATATCATTTTTTTTTATTATTTATTAGAATTATGGATAATATTCATTAAATTATCTGTTTCTTTTTTTTGAAATACTTTAGATTTTTGTTGTCTTTTTAATTCATGAGTTTTTTGTTTTGCTAAACATTTTTTAACATCATATGATAATTTATTATTATCAATTTGATTATTATTATCATTTTGATTATTATTATCATTTTGATTATTATTATTAATTTGATTATTATTAATTTTATTTTTTTTATTTAAAATATTTAATATTTCAGTATCTGCATTATTTAATAGGATATCAAAATTATAGTATAATTGATTATAAGAAGACATATTATAATTAATTAATTAATAATATTCATTTTTTATATAAAATTAAATTTTAACAATAGTTATATTTTTATTTTGAATTCTAATATATTCATAATTATTTTTACCATAAGATCTTGAAATTGAATTATCTACATACCATATATTATTATTTAAAAATATATTCGGTACAGTATTATGTCCAATAAAAATGAAAGTAGAATTTAATTTATTTAAAACATAATTTATATCATCTGGAGAATCTTCATTTCTAGTCCATAAAATTCCTTCATCATTTAATATTATTTTATCAAAAATTTCTTTATCATTAATATCAACTTTATTAAGTAAAACGAATTTTTTCCAAATAGTATTAAGATAAAAAATATCTTTATTATATTTATCTAAAATATCTAGATGTAATTTTTTAACACCAGCATGACAAAAAATTAAATCATTAACTTTAATAACAATAGGACGATTACCAATAATATCATTATAAATTCCTTTAAATTTAAAATTATTTAATCTATTTTCATATAAACTATTTTTAGAAACATAAGAGAAATTACCTAATATATTCATTAATTCATGATTACCATTTAATGAAATAAATAAACTATTATTTTCTAAAGCAAGTTTACTTAATAAATTAGTAAAATTTAAAACTTCAATATCTTTTAAAATTTCCCATTCTTCTATATTATCATTTCTATTTAAACTATCTATTTGGTCTCCTACTTGAATTATAATAACATTATTAGCAATCCATTCTAAATCTTTATTAATAATATTATCATTAACTAAAATATGTTTTAATCTTTTTAAATCACCATGTATATCACCAATAACAATAATTTTATCAAAATTATTATTAAAATTATAAGAATTACTATACATATAAAATTTATATTTATTAATATTAATAAATATAATTAATATTTTAAATAAAATATGTCAATTGAAGATGTAGATTTTATGAAAAAATATAGTATAAAGGAAAATTATACATTTATAATTGATAGTAGATTTAGAAATCAAGATGAATATCCAGAACCAAATAATTATGTAATTAATTTTGATATACCATTTAAAAATGTTTTTGGTATTGAAATTTTAGATGTTACAATACCAAAAACTATGTATAATGTAGATACAGATATTAATAAATTTATTTTATATATAAATACAACTAAACAACCTATTAATGATTATTATAATAATGCAAAAGGATTAGATTGGGTAATTAAAAATTATAATGAAAATGATAATGAAATAATAAATTATTTATTAGCAGATAAACTAAAAACAAATGAAGTATCCGGTTTAGAATGGAAATTAATAGATAATATACCCGATAATTTTATAGAAATTAATAATAATGAATTATCAAATATATTAAAAAATAAAAATATTTTAACTGAAAATGAATTTAATAGTTTAAATATTGATAAATTATACAAAAATAATTATATTAAAATAGATAATAATATTTACACACCTAAAAATATATTTAATATTAATGATTGGTTATCTTTTAATATAACAAATTTAGCTATAAATAATTATATTAAGGTTGTTAATCCATTAAAATGGATTAATATTCAAAATAATATAACAAATAATAATATTAATATATTTAATATTAATTTTTCTAGAAAATTAAGTAATTATAATAATTCTAATATTATTATTGATAATATTGATGAATATAATATTGATAATTTACGAAATTATAATATTATCCCTGTTTTTGATTATACAACAAATTTTCATTTAAATTGGTATTGTATTGGTACAGATTTTAATTTTAAACCATATAAATTAAAATGGATAAATATTGGAAATAAAAAAATAAAAGATGGAATTGAAATTTTTAATGATAATTTAAAAAATATTTTAAATTATAAAAATATATTATCACAAGAAGAATATGATACTTTAAATATAAATAATTTATATAATTATAATTTTATAAATATTAATGATTCATATTATAAAGCATATGATAATTATAATATAGGTTTAAATTGGATTTTAAATTCTAATTTAAATATTCCAACTACTGGTAATGAATATATTAATGATAATTTAACATATAGTATTAGAAATAAATATATTAATAAAAAAATTGAATTATTACAATTAAATGATAATATAACAAACCCTATTATTACTTATAATAATTATGAAGAATTAAATAATTTAGATTATAATTTTAATATTAATATTGAAGATTATATTAAAGTTAATATTGGTAATAGATGGATTAATGCTGGTGTTATTAGTTTAAATAATTTTAATTTAAATAATCAAATAACTAAAAATAATTTTAATCCTATTGATACTACTATTACAAATGAAGATGCTTTTAGATTATTTAAAAGTGATTTTAATAATTTAAAAAATGATATTGAAATAGATATTATTAAATTAAATAATTATAATATACAAAATTTTAATAATAATAATTTTGTTATTATTGATGATAATATTTGGATTTTAGAATCTTCTTATTTTAAACCTAATGGTTTATGGATACAAAATAATAATTTAGCTAATTTATTAGATGAAAAACATAATCAATTCGGTTTAGAATGGGAATATATTGGTGAAAATGAACCAACTTTTGGTTATAAAATTATTAATAATCAATTATCTAATTATTTAAATGAAAAAAATAATATTTTATTAACTACTGATATTTATAATACATTAAATATTAATAATTTAAAATATGATAATTATATTATTGGTTCTGATAATATTTCTTATTATAAACCTAAAAATATTTTATTATCAATAGATGAATTTGAAAAAACTAAAATAAATAAAGATGATTTAAATATAGAAAATTTTATTAAATCTAATAATAATTTATATTTTAAAATAGTTCCTACATATTATTATACTCCTGAAAATTTATTTTATTATCCTAATGATTTATATGATATTAATAATCTTAATGATTATACAAATTTTTTAGATAATTTTTTTGAAAAATTTGAATTTAGATTACCTATTGGTAATTATAATATTAATAAATTAATTTTATCTATTAATAATGAATTTAGTAAAATTAATTTAGATATTAAAAATAGAATTACATTTCCTAATAAAATTAATAATAATGATAATCGTTTCTTAACTAATAATGAACAATTTGAATTATTATTAAAATGTTCTGGTAATAGTGTTCCTGCTGATTTAACAAATATACTTAAATTTGAATGTTCTAGATTAATTATATTTGATATGAATAATAGCACTTGTAATGAAACTCTTGGATTTTATTCAAAAGTTAGTGATGATAATTATTTTATTCAAGAAAATTTTTTTAAAAGATTAACAATTAATAATTTTATTACTTATCAAAATTTTTATCATTCTATTTATAATAACATTAATAATAATTTTAATATTATTTCTCCTGGTATTGTTTATTTAATTGGTTCTAAATATATTTTATTAAGATGTCCAGAAATTGAACAACATTTATATGGTTCTTTATCTTATACTAAAAATACTATCGGTTTAGCTAAAATTAGAACAAGTCATTGGGGTCTTAATGAAGAAACTAATCCTTTATTTAAATTAAAATTAAGAGAATTTCATCCTATTGGTAAATTAGATAAAATAACACTTCGTTTTGAAAATGCTGATGGTTCTTTATATAATTTTAGAGGTGTAAATCATGATTTAGTTTTCGCTATACATTATTATACACCTAAACAAAATAAATCTTTTGATAAATCTATTGCTAACCCTGAATATAAAATGGATTTTATGCAATATAGATATACACAAGAAGAACAAGAAAGTGAAAATGATTCAGATAATGATAATAATTATTCTAGAATTGATTTAGATAATTATAAAAAAATGGAATTAAAATATTCTGATAAAATTTATAATAATAATTATGAAGTTGATTATAATAAAATTAGAAATAATTCTGATTTATTAAATAATTTTAATTATATTAATAATAATTCTTGTAGTGATAATTCTGATTCTGATTCTTAATTATTTGTTTTTAATATTTTACATTCTTTATTTATTTCATTCGCCCAATAATAATTATATTTATCTTTCTCTTCTTTTAATGGTAATTTTATTTTATATTCATTATTTTCACAATTCATTTTATAATTTATTTCAAAATGTTTATCAATATTCTCTTTCATTATTTTTTCTTTTATATTTTCTATTTTCTCTCTTCTCTCTTTTATTTTTTCCTTTAATACTTTTACATAATTTATTGCTTCTGTTTTTTTTAATTTAAATAACCATATTATATTATCTAAATGTAATCCTTTTCCTTCTTCTATTTCTTTTATTCTATTATTTGTACTTATTTCTGTAAATTCTTCAAATTTTATATTACCTTTCTCATACTCTTTATATTCTTTATTTAATTTTTTAAATGTTTGTTTAGCTTCATTAAATTTATCATTATTCTCTTTTTTTAAACCTATATTATATAATAATTCTTTATTTGTATTCTCATTATTTTTTTTATTTTCTTTATTTTTTTTAACCTTTTCTTTCTCTATTATATCTTCTATATTATCTTTCTTATTTTTTAATTCTACTTCTGATTCATCATCGGATTCATCTTCGGATTCATCTTCAGATTCATCTTCAGATTCATCTTCTGATTCATCTTCTGATTCATCTTCGGATTCATCTTCAGATTCTTTATTATTATTAATTTTTATTATTTTATCAATATATTCTTTACTATAATTTGTTAATAAATAATCATTATAATCTTTTTCTTTATTATCTCCATATTTTATATTTTTATATATGTTATTTATTTTATAATCATTTAATATATCTATTAAATTATTTTTTTCTAAATATTTAAGACTATAAACTATTATATTACTTATATAATTTATTTTATCTGTATTATAATTTTCATTTACTATATATTGTAATATTTTTTCTATATAAGTTTCTCTATTTAATGATGGTATTAATTCATTTTTTTCTTTTTCTATATTATATATATCCTGCCATATTGTACTTATTTCTCTATTTTTTATTTTTTTATTAAATGATTTTATATCATATTTTATATTTATTTCTTCTAATATTTTATTTTCATATTTTTCTAAATCATTATTATCTTTATCTGTTATATATTTATTTGATAAATATATATATCTTAATTCCTCACTATTACTAATTTTACTATCCTTATTTATATCACATCCATCAAATATTTTTTCTAAATATTTTTTTATTTCTTCTATATTTAATAGTGATTTATCTTTTGTATTTTTATTTATTTTTATATTATATTTTAATAATTCTTTGTTATCTATTGTTTTTAAATATTCATCACTTATTTCCTTTTTTTTCATTAATATTTCATATATCTTTTTATCTATCCATTCTTCTGGTTCTATATCTAAATATTTTAAATCTTCTATTTTATTTTCTATTTTTAATTCTTTATATTTACTTAAATCTTCTTGTATATTTTCTATCCATTTTGTTATATTATATATATTATTACTATTTTTTTCTGGATTGTATTTCTCATATATTTTTATTAAATAATTTGGATGTAAATTTACTTTATATATTTTTTTTTCATAAAAATCCTCTTTTAAAAATTCATATATAAATTTTGTATTTGGATTTATTTTTTTCCATTCTTTTATTATATTTTCTATATATGCTTCATTTTGATCTCCTTTTATATGATATTTATCTATCCATTCATTATCTTTTATTGTTCCTTTATCATAATCTTTTTTTTCTGATGTACATTCATTACAATTTGGTACTGTATAATGATGACCACAACCTCTCGGACATTTTTTATATATTTCTTTATATTTATCATTATTATTTATAAAATTCTCATATTTATCTAAATATAATGTACTACACAATATTGAATATATTATTATTAATATTAATAATATTGATAATATATTTATGCTATAATCTAATAACATATTTTCTATTTTTATTAATTATATTACTATTATATATATTTATTAAAAATAATATTACTATTTTTTTTATTTTTTTCTATAATTTTATTTAGGTTTTTGTGTTTCTATTGGTAGTGTTACAACTCTACCAGGACTACCTGAACTTCCTTTTTTACCACCTGAACCACTATCAACTATAACTTTTGAATTTGTTTGATAAGGTGAAGGTGTTGGTGTTGGTAGTATTATAACTGCATCACCACCACCCCATGTACCACTACCTAAACCATTACCACCTGTATTACCACCTAAATCACTTCCACCACCCGTATTACCATCTACAACTGGTGAATTTGTTTGATAAGGTGTTGGTGTTGGTGTTGGTGTTGGTGTTGATGTTGGTGTTGGTGTTGGTGTTGGTGTAGGTGTTGGTGTAGGTGTTGGTGTTGGTGTTGGTGTTGGTATCGGTGTTGGTGTTGGTGTTGGTGTCGGTGTCGCTGTTGGTGTCGGTGATGGTGTTAGTTCTATTATAATTTCACTACTACCTCCCCATCCACCACTACCTAAACCATTACCACCTGTATTACCACCTAAACCATTTCCACCATCTGTATTACCATCTACAGGTGGTGAAAATGGTGTAGGTGTTGATGTTGGTGTTGGTGTTGGTGTTGGTGGTGGTAATGGTGTTGGTATAGGTGTTGGTGTTGGTGTTGATATTGGTGTTGGACTTGGTGTTGGACTTGGTGTTGGTCTTGGTAGTCTTATAATTCTATTACCATTACCCCCCCATGTACCACTACCTAAACCACTTCCACCACCTGTATTACCACCTAAACCATTTCCACCATCTGTATTACCACCAACAACTGGTGAATTTGTTTGATAAGGAGTTGGTGTTGATATTGGTGTTGGACTTGGTGTTTGTCTTGGTAGTCTTATAATTCTATTACCATTACCCCCCCATGTACCACTACCTAAACCACTTCCACCACCTGTATTACCACCTAAACCACTTCCACCACCTGTATTACCACCTACAACTGGTGAATCAGGTAAGACACATTTATAATCAACTAATTTGTAAGGTGGATCACAAGATATACAACCTTCCTCTTCTTTTCCTCCAAGACAATATTCAATTGGAGTACCATTTTCGCAGTTACAAGCTCCAGGTGTATTATATGGCATATCCACTCTCGATATTGGTCCGGATGTATTATCCATTGTCCATATTTCTCCGGACGTATTCGGATATTCCCTCCCCACTTGATACCTCCTATTAATAACTGTTTCCGAATTATCTTCTTTATATACACCAGGTACAAACTCTTGACCATTTATAATTCTAGGTTGTTTAGTTACAAAATCATTATCATCAATACAAGTATATGTATCAGGAATTCCAGTAATATCATCTGGATTAGTTGTTATATTATTTAAATTATTACATTCTAATACTTCAGTACTGTAATTGTCATCAATATTTATTTCGAAATTTTTTTGATTATATCTAGTATTTAAATTAGTATAATCATTATTTAATGTATTATAATTATTAGAATTAATATGAGTTTTATAATCTTGTAATAAAGATTCATAATTTTGAATAGATGTATTAGTATCAAAATTTTCTAATATATCTATATTAATAATTTTTTTATTTAAAAATATAAAAAATATTATATAAAATATAAATAATATAATAATTATATAAAGAAAAATATTATAATTTTTACTAATATTTAACATAGTGATTAATTATAAATTTATTCTTCTTTTATAAATAATAATTATTTTATTTTATAATCTAAAAAAATAATTATTATTTATCATATATACTCTACTTTTTGAAAGTAAACAAACTATAACTGATCTTGAATTAATACTCTTTACCATTTATAATTCTAGGTTGTTTAGTAATAAAATTATTATTATCAATACAAGTATATGTATTAGGAATTCCAGTAATATCATCTGGAGAATCAGTTATATTATTTAAATTATTACATAGTAATACTTCAGTACTGTAATTGTCATCAATATTTATTCCGAAATTTTTTTGATTATATCTAGTATTTAAATTAGTATAATCATTATTTAATGTATTATAATTATTAAAATTAATATGAGTTTTATAATTTTCTAATAAAGTATTATATTTTTCATATGAAGTATCAAATTTTTCTAAAATTTTACTATCAATAATATTATAATCTAACATTGAAATAATTAAATAACAAAGTAATAATAAAGTTATAACATAAATTATAGTAATATATAATTTTTTTTTATACATAATCTATTTATAATAAATTTAATATTTTATATATAAAAATAATATAATTATAATAATATATTAATTAATAATAATTAATTATAAATATGATTAATAAAAAATATAGTATATTTTTAATATTATTATTAATAAAAAATTCCAATAGTTTTATTTATAGTAATTATTATATACAAAAAAAAAATAAAATATATAATTTATATTGTAATGCTAATTATAATATACCTAATTTTATTGAAAGAATAAATTATAGTTTTGATAATAAAATAAGTGAAATTAGATATTCTAAATTTATAAATGAAGTTGAAAATAAAAATATTGATAAAACAATTATAATAAATAATGAAAAAAAAATTTTAGCATATGATAAATATAATAATAAATATAAATTAAATAAAATACCTAAAGATCCTAATTTATTTAATATATTACATAATAATAATGTAGATATAATAATTGATAATAATGATTATATAAATACATCTATGATAGTTATTAATTTTATAATGATATTTTTTTATGTTAAAATATTACAATTATTTATATCTAATATGTTTAATAATAATAATAATAATAATAATAATAATAATAACAATAATTTTAATTTAGTTAACAATTCAAATATATATTTTAATGATATTGTAGGAATAGATGATATTCGTTTTGAATTAGAAGAAATAGTAAATTTTTTAAAAAATAATGAAACATATACTGAATTAGGTGCTAAAATACCAAAAGGTATAATTTTAAATGGTCCACCGGGTTCAGGTAAAACATTATTAGCAAGAGCTGTTGCAAATGAAGCGAATGTTTCTTTTATTCAAGTATCTGGTTCTGAATTTATAGAAATGATAATTGGTACAGGTGCTTCTAGAATTAGAAATTTATTTCAAAAAGCTAAAGAAAATTCACCTTGTATTATATTTATAGATGAAATTGATTCTATTGCAAAAAAAAGAGAAAAAAATTCAAATAATGATGAAAAAGAACAAACTATTAATCAATTACTAACAGAAATGGATGGTTTTGAAAACAATAATGGTGTAATTGTTTTAGCAGCAACAAATAGATTAGATTTATTAGATGATGCTTTATTAAGACCTGGTAGATTTGATAGAAAAATTTTTGTTGATAATCCTAATTATTTAGGTAGAATAGATATACTAAAATATTATTCTAAAAATAAAACAATATCTGATAATATAAATTATAATAATATATCATTATTAACATCAGGATATAATGGTGCAACTTTAAAAAATATAATGAATGAAGCTGCTATTTTAACTATTAGAAATAATAAAACAATGATATCAAATAATGAATTAAATTTGGCATTAAATAAAGTATTATATGGCATTAATAAGAAAATAGATATTAATTCTTTAAAAAATAAAGAAATTATAGCAATTCATGAAGCAGGACACGCTATTGTTGGTTTATCAATAAAAAATTATGATAATATCGAAAAAATAACAATATTATCTAATAATAATAATCAAGGTGGTAAAACTATATTTTTACCAGATGAAAAAAATATAGAATCAGGATTATATTCAAGACAATATATGTTATCAATGATATGTGTATTATTATCTGGTCGTATTGCAGAAGAATTAATATTTAATAATGATAATATTTCTATTTTAGGATCAAATGATTTTGAAAAAGTAAATAATATTGCTAGATCTATGATAACTGAATATGGTATGTCTAAAATATTAGGAAATGTTAATTTAAAAAATAATCAAAATTCAATTGATACAAATAATTTAATTAATAAAGAAATTGATAATATTATTAAAATTTGTTATTATCATTCTAAAAATATATTATTAAATAATTTAGAATTTTTAAAAATTCTTGCTAAATCTTTAGTTATAAATGATACACTTGATAAAAAAGATATTAATAATTTAATTTATTTAAATAATATAACATTAATTAAATCTTATCAATATATAAATTATTAAATTTTACAAAATATAATATAAATCTAAAAAAAATGATATATATACATATAACTAATTATTAGGTATTATTACCTTTTCACAAAAAACTCTTCTGAATTGTCTTGAATTTTTAGTGTTAAGTAAAAAATGGATATTAATATTGATGTATCTAATATTAAATTTTGTCCTGGTCCTTGCAATAGTATTGAACCAGAACCATTACCATTAAATAATAATTATTATTATTTTAAACCACATAGTGGTAATAGATATCCATTTATATCATATCCATATAAAAATAATACATTATATTTAAATAATATTCGTATTTGTCGTTCTTGTAATAATAGATATAATGAATTTTCTGATGAAAATGATACTGAACAACTAGAATTAGATGCTGAAAAAATTATAAAAAAATTAAAAATTATAGAAATGTAAAAAAAAATTTATAATAAATAACTAGAATTAGATGCAGAAAAAATTATAGAAATGTAAAAAAAAATTATAATAAACAACTAGAATTAGATGCATAAAAAATTATAGAAATGTAAAAAAAATAATTATTTTATTTATTTTTGTAAAAATATATTTTTTTTATTTATATATTTAGAAAATATGATATAAAAAATGATTATTATATTATATCTATTATATAATAATGGATATAAATTCTTTATTAAAAGATCCTATAAATTTTTTAAAAACTAAAACAAAAAAAGAAATTGTTAATTTTTTAAAAGAAAGTGATAAAGCTTTTTTTAATACAAGTAAAACATTATTAAATGATGATATGTATGATTTAGTAAAAGATTATCTTAAGAAATTAGATCCTAAAAATCCTTATTTTAAAAGAGTTGGTGCTGATGAAGAAACTAAAGTAAAATTACCATTTTATTTAGGTTCTCTTGATAAAATTAAGGATGATAAAAAAGCAATTGATAATTGGAAATTAAAATATAATGGTTCTGTTATTATTTCAGATAAACTTGATGGAATTTCATGTTTATTTTATAAAAATGATACTGATATTAAAATTTACACAAGAGGAAATGGTATAGAAGGACAAGATATTTCTCACTTAAGAAATTATATTACTTTTCCTAATATTACTGATAACAATAAATTTGCTATTAGAGGTGAATTAATTATTTCTAAAGATAATTGGGAAACTATTAAAGATTTAGGTAGTAATGCTAGAAATGTTGTAGCTGGTGCAATTCATTCTAAAATATTAAATAATAAAATACTTAATTGTATAGAATTTATTGCATATGATATTTTATTTCCTGAAATGAAAATTGAAGATTCTTTTAATTATTTTACTAAAAATAATATAATATGTGCTTATCATAAATTATTAGAATATGATGATATTAATTTAGAAACACTTTCTAAAACTTTAGAATTAAGAAGAAGTGAAAGTAATTATGATATAGATGGTATTGTAATTTATAATAATAAATTACATAAATTAGTTTCAGGTAATAATCCAAAATATGCCTTTGCTTTTAAAAGTATTTTAACACATGAACAAGCAGAAGTTATTGTATCTGATGTAGAATGGAACGTTTCAATGCATAAATATATGAAACCTATTATTAAATTTAATGAAGTTGTTATTTCTGGAGTCAAAATAAAACAAGCTACTGGATTTAATGGAAAATTTATCAATGATAATATTATTGGACCTGGATCTAGATTAATAATTATTAGATCAGGTGATGTTATTCCACATGTTTTAAAAGTACTAACTGTTAGTTCAAATAATAAACCTAAAATGCCTGAAAATAAATATAAATGGAATGATACAAAAATAGATATTATTTTAGATGAAGAAGGAAAAAATAAAGAACAAGATATAAAATCATATACTTATTTTATGGCTAAATTAGATGTAGGTTTAGTTAAAGAAAGTACAATAAAAAGATTATATGAAAATGGTTTTGATACATTAGATAAAATATTAAAAATTAAAGTAGATGAATTAGTAAATTTAGAAGGTTTTCAATTAAAAAGTGCTACAAAAATTATTGAAAATTTTGAAAAAATTAAAGATGCTGAATGTGATCTATTATTAGATGCTTCAAATATTTTAGGAAGAGGTTTCGCTCTAAAAAAAATTAAATTAGTAAGTGAAAAATATCCTTTAAATAAAAAAGCAGAAATATTAAAATTAACTGTAGATGATTTAGTTAAAATAGATGGAATAGGTAATATAAATGCAAAACAATTTGTTGAAAATATAAAAAAATTTTATGAATTTTTAGATAATATTGGTTATAAATGTGAAAAAAATCAAGATATTAAAGAAGATATTATTATTAAAACTATTTTAAAAGATAAAAAATTTATTTTCACAGGATTTAGAAATAAAGATTGGGAAAAATTAATAACAGATAGTGGTGGAAAGGTTGTTACTGCTATTTCAAAAAATGTTGATTATCTTATTGTTAAAAATAAAACTGACAATTCAAGTAAAATTAATAAAGCAAATGAATTAGATATTAAGATTTTAGATATAATAGAATTTGAAAAGATGATTCAGTAAATTGATTTTATTTTTTTTATTTTATGTATAATCAGATATACATATTATTTCAGTAAATCTGGTATTATTAATATATGAAATAAAATGTATAATTATTCCTAATATCCAAATAAATATGAATATTTTTTTATTTAATATAATATTATATAATATTAATATTGAATATATTAACATTGTCGATAATTTTTTATATTTATTCTCATATCTATAACAATATATTATTTGTAATATATGTTGAATAAATGCTACAATAAATATAAAACCATTAACATATTCAGAATATATTATAGAATAAATAATTAATAAAATTAAAATAATTAATTTAAATATTTCAAATACTATACTTTGATTTAAAGTTAAAATTGCTGGTTTATTACTATTATTTAAAATTTTAATATTAAATTCATGATTAATTATTACTAAAATTAATATCATTATAAATAATATATCTGTATTTTTAATTTTTTTCATTGTTTTTAATAATAATTAATATTAAAATATTTCTATTATAAATATTATTTTTCTTTATAATTTATTAAGATAATTAAATAATTTTATGTTATCATCATCTATAAAAATACCTAATAATAAATGTACAGATAAAAAAGTTAAAGAATGTATTGATAAAGGAAAAGTATGTAATCCAGCATCAGGTAGATGTATAAAAAAACCAAATAAGTTAGATAATAAATTAACAATAACAGAGTTAGATAATAAATTAACAATAACAGAGTTAGATAATAAATTAACAACAACAGAGTTAGATAATAAATTAACAACAACAAAAAAAACAAAACATGATTTTATAAAAGAATTAAAAAAATATAAAACAGCAAAAGATGTTATTGAATCATTTAATACAGTTGATAGTGATAATATTGCAAAAAAAATAGATAATAACAAATCAAGAAAAGGATTTATATATGAATTATTATGGGACATATGTATTAAATTTAATATAACAAATTTTACAAATAAAGATACTACACACGGTTTAGGTAATATTAACAACAAAAATAATACATCTTTTATTAAAATAGAAAAATATATAGATAAATATTTAAAAGAAGGATATATAAGTGGAAATACAGGAGGATATTCTGATATAACATTTAAAACAAAAGAGGAAAAAGAATATAATTTAAATTTAGTTTCTGTTAAATATATTGCAGAAAAAAATATAAAAAAATATGATATACAAAATTTATGTACTTTAATAAGAGATAGAGAAAATGATAATTATAAATCAATAAAGACAATTCTTTTTGTAAAAAATAAAAAAAAATTTATAAATTTATGTAAATCAGCTAATGAATCTAGTAATGTATTAATAAAATATATATCTCCTTATGGTAATTATGAAAATGTATATGATTTAAATGATTTAGAAAAAAATTATAGAATATTATATAAAATATTAGAAGATTTTGATTTTTTAAATGATATAAATAAGTTTAAAGAAAATTATTTAAAAATATATAAAAAAAAATTTAAACCAAGATTTCATCAAGAATTATTTATTGAAAAGATAACAAGTTTAGTTAAAAATAATAATAAAAAAATATTAGTTGGTGCTATACCACGTTCAGGTAAAACTTATATTATGGCTGGAACAATTTTAAATGATATAATAAATCAATATGATAAAACTAAATTTAATAATTATCTTATAATAACACCAGCACCTAATGAAACATTAGAACAATATCATAAAGCATTTGAAGATTATTATGATTTTAAAAATAATAATATTGTTTCAATTAATGTTAAAGATAATAAAAAAGAAGATAAAAAAATAGAATTTATAGAAGAACCTAAAAAACATAATGTTTTTTTAATTTCAAAACAAAGACTTGGATTTAAAGATAAGGAAGATAATGATAAACAAGATATTGAAATACATAATGATAAATATATAGAAAATATAAAGGCAAATATTTTAAAATATTTTGGAGATAATAAATTTAAAATTATATTTTTTGACGAAGCACATTTTGGTATGTCTACAAAAATAGCACAAGATATATTTAGTGAACTTGATAAAAAAAACGAATCCTATAAAATATATGTAACAGCTACTTACAATAAACCTAAACAGATATATAATATAGAATATAAAAATATTATTAAATGGGATTTAGAAGATATTAGAATAATTAAAAATATTAAAGATAAAAATACATTTTATAAAGCCTATGGAAATCTTGAAAAAAAATTTGGAAGAGAAATATTAATTAAAGTATTAAAAAATAATGAGTTTAATATTAAAAGTAATATTAAAAATATTAAAAATATTAAAAATATAATACAACAATATAAAGATTTCCCTGAACCTTTTTTTATAACATCTATATGGGATAAGGATTTTGTAGATAATGAAATAAAAAAAATAGAAGCCAATGAAACATTTGGTTTTAATATGCATAAATTATTTATGTCTAAAAATAATAGTAATAAGTTTGAAAATGAAGAACAATTAATACAATTTTTAGAATATTATTTTGGTTACTATATTACAGATGAGGATGAAAAAAGTAAAAGAAAAAAAAATAATGAAAACAAATTTTATGAAAATAAAAACGAGTATATAAAAAGAGGTATATTACCTAATATAGAAAATATATGTTTAAATCATTGTAGAACACTACAATCAGAACATAAAACAACTCAATTGTGGTTTTTACCACCATATGAAATAAATAAAATAACAAAATCGTTAATAATATTACTAAAAGAAAAATTTAGATACATTTTTAATAATTATATGTTTTATGTTGCTGTTAATGGTATACATAAAAATCAATATGATAATGTTAGATACTTGAAAAAACCAGAAAAAATAAAAGAAGAAATAGAAAATTTAGAAAAAGAATTATATACAAATGCTCAATATAGTAAATATGAGGGGTTAATAATATTAGCAGGAAATAGATTACAATTAGGTATATCATTGAAAAACGTAGATATAGTTGCTTTATTTACAAATATTAGTGCTTCTGATGCTATATATCAAATGATATTTAGAAGTATGACAGAAATTGAGGATGATACTGAATGTGATGGTAAGAGTTATTGTAGTAGAAAAAAATATGGATTTATGGTTGATTTAAATCCACAGAGAACCTTATTTACTATTGATTATTTAACTGATATATATTTAGATGATGATAAATTTAAAGATAAAAATAAAGAGAAAAAATATGAATTAATAGCTGATTTAATCAATATAGATAAACATAAATTCATTAATAAATATAATAGAGAAGATAAAAAAGGTTATGAAAATTATGTGAAAGAATTTTTTAGCAAATTATACAAAGCGTGGGATGCTGAAATTGAAAATTTACAAAATATTTTATTTGCTAGTAATATTTTTGATGAAGATGATAGTGAATTTGATGAACAAATTATACATTTATTAAATATTGGAAATGATAATATGGAAAAAGATAATAAAAAGCAAAAAAACGCTGTTTTCAAACCTGAAAATGAAATTCCTGAAGGAAAAAATAGAAAAAAAGGTAAGAATGATGATGAAATTGATGATGAAATTGATGATGAAAATACAAAAAAAAAAGATGAAAAATCTAAAAAATCGCCAAAAGAAATGAAAACACAATTATTTGCAGAAATAATATCAATATTATCTTTAATTACATCATATACAGATAAGGATGGTAATACATGTATATTTAATATACAAAAGAAAGATAGTTTTTTGTATGAATTAAAGGAAATTATAGAAAATGTTGTAGATAAAGATGCTAATATAAAAGAAATTTTTTTATATAGTTTACTAAATAGACTAAATTTAAAATATAGTAATAATGAAGAAGAAGAATTATATACAATGATAAAAAATAAAATAAATAGTATGCAAGAAAAAAAAACTGGCGGTAATCTATTAGAATTAAACAAGCAAATACACTTGCGAAAATCTAAAATATATTCTATTAAAGAACCAGAAGAATTATTAAAATTTATAAACGAAAATTTAAAACCCACAGAACATGCAAAAAAAGAGAGAGGAGAAGTATTTACACCAATGTCATTCGTAAATGAAATGTTAAATACATTACCAAATTCTGTATGGAAAAATCCTAATTTAAAATGGTTAGACCCTGCAGCAGGTATGGGAAATTTCCCAGTCGCTATATATATGAGATTAATGGAAGGTCTTAAAGATGTTATAAAAGATGAAGAAAAAAGAAGAATACATATATTGAAAAATATGCTATATATGGTGGAATTAAATAAAACAAATGTATTTATGATGAAAAAAATATTTTGTGGTAAATTTAATAATAAAGGTTATGAACTTAATATATTTGAAGGCAGTTTCATTGATTTCAAACATTTTAAGAAAATTAATATAGAATCAAAATTTGATATTATTTTAGGCAATCCTCCGTTTCAATATCAAGCAGGAACGAATCAAGCACAACCGATATGGCATTATTTTATTAAAAGATCATACGAAGAATTATTAAATGTTAAGGGTTATTTACTATTTGTTCATCCTTCTGGTTGGAGAGATATAGATGGAATACAAAGATTTATTTATAATTATATTAAAGAAAATAATTTAATTTATTTATCAATGACAAGTTATAATAATCAAAAAATATTTAACGCATCAACAAATTTTGATTATTATTTAGTTCAAAATATAAAAACTAATAACAATATAACTATTATAAGTGATATTGATAATATAAATAATGATAAAAGTAAAGAATTTAAAATTGATTTAAATAATTGGAATTTTATACCAAGTGGCAATTTTAATGAATTTGAAAAAATATTAAGTAAAAGTAAAAATAATAATGTAAAAATATTACATAATAGAAGCATGTATGGAACAGATAAAAAAAATACAAGTAAAATAAAAAATAATATATTTAAATACCCTATAATTTATACTATTAAAAAAGATGGTACTATAAATTTTTACTATTCTAATAACATTGACGGACATTTTGGAATACCAAAAGTTATATTTTCTAATGGTGCGGGTGATCCTATTATTGATAAAAATGGAGATTATGGGATGACTGAATTTTCATCTGCGATTATAGATAATAAAGATAATCTAAAAAAAATTTACAAAGCAATGATTAGTGAAAGATTTAGTAATTTAATGAAATATGTAGTATTTAAAGAAACTCACAGATATAATTACAAAATAATAGAATTATTTAAAAAAGATTTCTATAAATATTTTTTACCTAAAAAAGGTTGCAAATCTCTATCATTGCCAAAATCCCTATCATTGTCAAAAAAATACAAAGCGAATAAATCGATATAAATTTTTAAAAAATGGAGAACAGTTAAAAAAATATTAGTAATTATTATAATGACTATTTGTATAATTCACTTTCTTTAAAAAACATTATTTCTATTTTTAATTCATCTAACATTTCTTTTGATGCAATAAATGATTTTTTCCATTTTTTACTTAAATTATTCCATTCTGGTTCTACTGTTATTAATAATTTTATACCTGCTTGAATTAAATTCATACAGCAATTATGACAAGGAAAACGATTACATACCATTATACTATTTTTTATATTTGTATTAGTTCTTGATGCTTGAATTATTGCATTTGTCTCTGCATGAATTACATAATAATCTTTATTTTGTTTTAACCATCTTTTTTTTGTTTCTTTTAATTTTCTAGGTAATCCATTATATCCACTACTTAATTGTATTAAACTTTCATCTTCTAAAATTATACAACCAACTTTTCTTTTTGTATCTTTTGAAAATAATTTCGCTTTAAAATCAGCTTCTTTTAAAAATTTTAATGCTTTATCTCTTTTTATCATAATATTATTTACTTTTTTAATTTTATCTTTATATATTAAAAATAGTACATTTCATAAAAAAATATAAAATTTTAAAATAAATTTTAAAAATTAAAATAAAAATAAGAAATGTACTTTTTTTTTAAATATTTAATTTTATTAAGATGAATTTAAAATATTTTATATTGGTACTTTTACTATTATTAATTTTAATTTTTTTAATATTGATAAATATAAATTTTAAAGAAACTTTTGTTTGTATAAATCCTACAAAAATTGATACTGATAAAATTTGCAACTCCACATTTCAAATGTTTAATAATAAAAATTTTTTAAATAATACAACAACTAATGGTTATATTAAAGTTGATTTTGAAAGTAATGATATATTTAAAAATAAAGGTGAAATATACTATAATTGTCTAGATAATTGGGATGGTACTTTAAATGATTTTAATAAAGTTAGTCCAGATGAATTAAATAAAAATCAATTTTATAATAAATTAAAAGCAGATTATAATTCTTTATATAATTTTAGTAATTTAGAATTATATAAATGTAATAAAACTTGTCCACCTGGTAAAGGTATTAAAGATAATAGTAATATTTGTAAAGATTGTGATATAGATGAATATAATATGGGCGATAGTTATAAATGTAAAAAATATAATAATAATTGTCCTGAATTCGGTTATTTAAAATCTACAGATAAAAAAACCGGAATTATTAATTGTAATCCATGTTATCCAGGTACATATTCTGATATAGAAAATGCTAATAATTGTAAATTATCTAAACCAGGTTATTATGTTAATAAATATGGACAATCAATAGAAAAACCTTGTGAATTGGGAACTTATAGTAATACTTTAAGTAGTAAAAGTTGTACACCAGCAGAAAAAGGTTATTATATTGATTTAACAGGTCAAACAACAGCAAAACCTTGTGAATTTGGTACTTATAGTAATACTTTAGGTAGTAAAAGTTGTACACCAGCTGAAAAAGGTTATTATATTGATTTAACAGGTCAAACAACAGCAAAACCGTGTGAATTAGGAACTTATAGTAATACTATAGGTAATATAACATGTAGTCCAGCCGAAAAAGGTTATTATATTGATGATATTGGACAAATAACAGCAAAACCATGTTCTATTGATAAAACAACAAATGCTTATGGAAGTAAAAGTATTAATTCTTGTGTACCTATTTTAAGAGCAAATACACAATGGATATATGATATACCAGGAATTTATCAATGGACATGTCCATCAGGTGTTAAAAAAATTTCAGTAGTTGCTGTTGGTGGTGGTGGTGGTGGTGGTTGTGGTAATGAATGGGGTAGTAGTGGTGGAGGAGGTGGAGGATTAATATGGGTTAATAATATAAATGTAAAACAAGATTCAGTTTATACAATTGAAGTAGGTGCAGGTGGTTTAGGTGGTCAAACTCCAACTAATCTTTCTATAAACGGTCAAAATGGTGGTGATACAATATTTATAGATGATAGTAATAATCAACAATTATTTATAGCAAAAGGTGGTATTGGAGGAATAGGGGGACAGGAGAGTTCCGAAGGTGGTGAAGGTGGAGATATATTTATTAATATTGATGGTACTCCATATTATCATGGAGGAAAGGGGGGTAAAGGTGGTAAAAATAATGGTAGTTATTGTGGCGGAGGTGGTGGTGCAGGTGGATATGTTGGAGAAGGAGGTGATGGTGCTAATGGTATTCGTACATATAGTGGGAATCATTATGTAGGGAGAAGTGGTGAAACATCAGGTTTAAGTGGAGGTGGTGGTGGTGCAATATTTGATACATCAGGTAATGCTGCACCAGGTGGAGGAGTAGGAATATATGGTCGAGGAAATAATGGTAAAGGTGGTGATGGTGATGGTAATTCAACAAATATGGCTGGTAGTGAAACAAGACCTAAAATATTTTGGGAAGCAACTGGGGCACAAGGTGCTGCAAATGGATTTGTTTTAGCTGCGGGTAAATCAGGTAGTGATGGCATAGATCCAATTAATGATTTTAGCATTATCTGGAATGGTGGGGGAAAAGGGGGTAATTCAACTGCTGGTGAATATGGAGGAGGAGGAGGAGGATATATCAAAAAACAATATGGTTATAGTAATGGTGCAAAAGGTGCATTAAGAATAATACATAATCCAGAAGCATTATTTCCAAGTACAAAAGTATCAAGTTCAAATTATGATATTACATATTATAATGAAAATAAAGTTAATAATAGAGATATAGTATATCATGTACCCGGAACTTATGAATGGACTTGTCCATCAGATATTACTAAAATTTCTTTAGTTATGATAGGTGGAGGGGGGAGTGGTGGTATTGCAATACAAAATTACGATATAAGTGGTGGTTCAGGTGGTGGCGGTGGTGGATTATTATGGGCAAATAATGTTTCTGTTGTACCTGGTAAAGTTTATACAATTATGGTAGGTGCAGGTGGTTTAGCAGATATAAATGGTGATGGTTATAATGGTGGTGATACAAAATTTATAGATAATGGAAATGGTACAGAATTATTAATAGCAAATGGTGGAAAATCAGGTGATAAAGCTAGTATGCGTACTCGAACTTTTTCTGATGGTAGTATAGTTTATTTTAAAGGTGGTGGTGCTGGTGGTGATAAAATTATTAATATCCCTGGTCATACAGATTATGGTGGAGGAAAAGGGGGTGATGGAGGTGAATCAAATAGTCACAGTGGTGCAACACCTGGTACAGGTGGTGGTGCTGGTGGTTATACAGGTAAAGGCGGTAATGGTATGTCAAGATATACAAATGCTAGTAGCGAAGCTGGACAAGGAGGAGGTGGAGGTGGAGGAGGACATATGCAAAGTTACGAAGGACCAGGTGGTGGTGGTGTAGATATTTATGGTGAAGGAACTTCAGGTAGAGGATATAAAAATTGGAATCCTAATTATAGCGGAAATCCAACTTATCATAATAATTATGAAGTTACTAATGGTCAAGGTGGTTCTGGTGGAGAAAATTCTAATAATGAACATGGTGGTTTATATGGTGGTGGTGGTGGTGGTGGTCTTTTAAGAGGTGATAAAAAAACTACACCTGGTAGTGGAGCAAATGGTGTATTAAGAATAATATATAATAAAATATCATCATTTCCAACTACATATATATCAAAATCACATTATAATACAAATTTTGCTACTAGAGTATATCCACCTATTAGAAATTTTAGATATAGTACGGATTTATCTTATATAGGTGATACTACAGGTGGTAGTCATACTAAAAATATAAATTATATATATGGTAGTGGCAACTATACTATTACAAGTTCAAGTAGATATAATAATAATAAATTATTAAATCCAATAGAATGTTTTAATGATAATAGTAGACTTGGTGGATTATGGAAAGCATCTAATTATATAAATGGTACATATTCAGGTAGTTTTAATAATAAAAATGGAAAATTAACTTCAATTGGTTATGTTGGTGATTGGATAGAAATTGAATTACCAGTACAAATTAAATTATCAAAAATAGAATTAAAAAGTAGAGATGATTTTGATAGGAGAGCACCAGGTGATTTTAGAATATATGGAAGTAATGATGAAATAAATTGGGAAAAATTAATTGATAAATCAGGTACAAATAAAATAGTAAGTAGTGATTATAAAAATAATATATATAAAACAACAGATATAGAAAATAATAATAATTCATATAAATATTTTATTTTAATAGTAAATAAATTAGTGGATGAAGATGATATGTTAAATTTACATAAATGGTATTTATATGGAACAGAAGTATCAAAATCTGATTATAATGGAACTAAATTATCAGGTAATACTCAATGGATATATAATAAACCAGGAAGTTATCAATGGACATGTCCACCAGGTGTTAATAAAATTTCTGTAGTTGCTGTTGGTGGAGGTGGTGGTGGTAATCAACAACGTGGTAGTGGTGGTGGAGGAGGTGGATTAATATGGGTTAATAATATAAATGTTGTACCTGGTAATAATTATACAATTACAGTTGGTACGGGTGGTGATGGTAAACACGGTCAAGATGGTGGTGATACAAAATTTATAAATAATGGTACTGAATCATTAATAGCACACGGTGGTCAAGGTGGTAAAATTAATGATTCGGATATTAGAGTAGAAGGTGGTATAGGGGGACAAAGAACAATAAATATTCCTGGTCATACAAATTATGGTGGAGGAAATGGTGGTCAAGGTGGAGAAGATGCTAGCGGTGGTTATTGTGGTGGAGGTGGTGGTGCTGGTGGATATAGAGGAAATGGAGGCAATGGTAATAATATAAATCCAGGTAATGATGGAATAGGTGGTGGAGGTGGTGGTGGTGTTGTTTTTGATGGTACTGGTAATGCTGCACCAGGTGGAGGAGTAGGAATATATGGTCAAGGAGATAATGGTCAAGGTGGATTAGTTTCTGATGGAAGTATGAGTAGTCCATATTATACTTACACAAATCAGGAAAAATATGATGTTGCAAAAGGTAAATCAGGTAGTGGTGGTATTGAAGCAGTTAATGATCCAGAAGGAAGTCTTACACTTTATCGATGGGGTCAATGGAAAAAATTTGGTGGTAATTCAACTGCTGGTAAATATGGTGGTGGTGGTGGTGGAATAACAGGAACTGATAGAGGTTATAGTAATGGTGGAAATGGTGCATTAAGAATAATATATAGACCAGATGGAAAAGGACAATTTCCAAGTACAAAAGTATCAAATTCAGATTATATAGAAACACATATAAATAATATTCTTCAGTAAAAAAAGTACATTTCTTATTTTTATTTTTATTTTTAAAATTTATTTTAAAATTTTATATTTTTTAATGAAATGTACTATTTTTTAATATTTAATTTTATTAAGATGAATTTAAAATATTTTATATTACTACTTTTAGTATTATTAATTTTAATTTTTTTTATATTAATTAATATAAATTTTAAAGAAACTTTTGTTTGTATAAATCCTACAAAAATTGATACTAATAAAATTTGCGACTCCACATTTCAAATGATTAATAATAAAAATTTTTTAAATAATAATACAACTAATGGTTACATAAAAGTTGATTATAAAAGTGATAATAGAACTTTTAAAAATGATGGTGAAGTATACTATAAATGTATAGATAATTGGGATGGTACTTTAAAAGATTTTAATGAAGCTCATCCTGATGAATTAAATAAAAATCAATTTTTTGATAAATTAAAACAAAAAAATCCTGGATTAAATTTTAGTAATTTAGAATTATATAAATGTAATAAAACTTGTCCACTCGGTCAAGGTATTAAAGATAATAGCAATACTTGTTTAGATTGTGATATAGATGAATATAATATGGGTGATAGTTATAAATGTAAAAAATATAATAATAATTGTCCTGAATTCGGTTATTTAAAATCTACAGATAAAAAAACCGGAATTATTAATTGTAATCCATGTTATCCAGGTACATATTCTGATATAGAAAATGCTAATAATTGTAAATTATCTAAACCAGGTTATTATGTTAATAAATATGGACAATCAATAGAAAAACCTTGTGAATTGGGAACTTATAGTAATACTTTAAGTAGTATAAGTTGTAAACCAGCAGAAAAAGGTTATTATATTGATTTAACAGGTCAAACAACAGCAAAACCGTGTGAATTAGGTACTTATAGTAATACTTTAGGTAGTAAAAGTTGTACACCAGCAGAAAAAGGTTATTATATTGATTTAACAGGTCAAACAACAGCAAAACCATGTGAATTAGGAACTTATAGTAATAGTTTAGGTAATATAACTTGTAGTCCAGCAGATATTGGTTATTATGTTGATGATATTGGACAAATAACAGCAAAACCTTGTTCTATTGATAAAACAACAAATACTTATGGAAGTAAAAGTATTAATTCTTGTTTACCTATTTTTATTGAAAAAACACAATGGATATATGATATACCAGGAACTTATCAATGGACATGTCCTCCTGGTATTAAAAAAATTTCAGTAGTTGCTGTTGGTGGTGGTGGTGGTTCAGGTGGTGGTAGTGGTGCTGATGGTGGAAGTAATACAAAAGGTACTGGAGGTGGTGGAGGAGGATTAATATGGGTAAATAATATAAATGTAAAACAAGGTAAAGTTTATACAATTAAAGTAGGTGCTGGTGGTATAGGTTCTCAAGTTGATATAAATGATAGTGATGCTACTTCTGGTGGTGATACAATATTTATAGAAAATGGTAATGAATTATTTAAAGGATATGGTGGTGGAGGTGGAGAAACAACAGTATATGGACAAGATTCGAAAGGTGGAATTGGAGGAGGAAGAATTATAAATATTCCTGGTCATACTGATTATGGTGGTGGTGATGGAGGAAATGGTGGTAGTAAAAGTAGCTATCATACAACTAATTCTTGTGGTGGTGGTGGTGCAGGTGGTTATACAGGAAAAGGTGGTGATGGTGTTTCTGCTGTCAATAGCCCAACTCATCCCGGGATAGACAGTTCATATTATGCACATGGAGAAGATGGACAGGGTGGTGGTGGTGGTGGTGGTGCAGGAATACCAAGAACAACTGGGAGGAAACTGACTTCTCGTGTTCCAGGTTGTGGTGCTGGAGGTGGTGTTGGAATATTTGGTCAAGGTGATAATGGTATTGGTGGAATAGGAAAATATCCAAGAACAGGACCACATATTGCTAAAACTGTTTCAAATGGTGGAACTCTAGTACAAGAATGGATAGATGCAAAAGAAGAAAATTTAATAACAAGATTAACAGTTAGTTCTGGAACTTCAGGAAGTAATGGTGAAAGTGTTAAAATAGAAAATAATATGTTTATAGCAGGTAGTTATGGTGGTGGTGCAGGTGGTTTTGTTAGACAGATTCCAAATAATTCACATTATGCTTTTTGGTATACTGGATTAATTCGTTCAAATGGAGCAAGTGGTGCATTAAGAATAATATATAATCCTGAAGCATCATTTCCAAGTACAAAAGTATCAAAATCTGATTATGATATTACATATTATAATGGAACTAAATTACTAGGAGTTAATACTCAATGGATATATAATATACCAGGAACTTATCAATGGACATGTCCATCATATGTTAATAAAATTTCTGTAGTTGCTGTTGGTGGAGGTGGAGGAGGAGGTAATTCATTATCATATGGTAGTAGTGGTGCTGGTGGTGGTGGATTATTATGGGTAAATAATATAACTGTAATTCCTGGTAAAGATTATAAAATTACAGTAGGTGCAGGTGGTCAAGGTTCTACTAATGGTACTAGTAATGGTCAAGATGGTGGTGATACAGATTTTGCTAATTTATTAATAGCACATGGGGGTAAAGGTGGTAAAAGTTCAGGCACTTCTTATAATAGTGATTCAGGTGGTAATGGTGGACATAGAAGTATAAATATTCCTGGTAATACTACTTATGGTGGAGGATCTGGTGGTAATGGTGGTTCAAATTCAGGAGATTGGTGTGGTGGTGGTGGTGGTGCAGGTGGATATACAGGAAATGGAGGCAATGGTAGTACTAATTTATATAATGATGATGGTCAAAATGGGCAAGGTGGTGGAGGTGGTGGTGGTGCTATTTTTGATGGTGCAGGTAATGCTGCACCAGGTGGAGGAGTAGGAATATATGGTAAAGGAAATAATGGTATTGGTGGTAAAGTCAGTCGTAATAATACATTTAGTTATTCTACAGGTAAAACAGGTAGTGGTCATGGAATATCAGGAAACAGTTATGGAGGTGGTGGTGGTGGATTTTCAGGAACCGGTTATGGTCATAGTAATGGTGGAAATGGTGCATTAAGAATAATATATACACCAGATGAAAAAGGACAATTTCCAAGTACAAAAGTATCAAATTCGGATTATATAGAAACACATATAAATAATATTCTTCAGTAAAAAAAGTACATTTCTTATTTTTATTTTAATTTTAAAAATAAATTTTAAAATTTTAAAATTTTTAATGAAATGTACTATTTTAAAATTTATATAAAAAATGAATAATATTAATAATATTAAGTATATATAATTATGATAAATTATAAATTAATTTATAAAAATAATTATATTAATATTATAGGAATGTTATCATCAATTGTTTTTATTAGAAATTATAATACATATTTAAATACACAAAATAAATTACCACCTCCCAAAAATTTAATTATTACAAATGATAATAATGAGAATTAAAAAAATGATAAAAAAATTATGAAATTAAATATAATGAAACTAAATATTATAATGTGTCATCCGATATTATCATATAATTTTAAAAATTATTTATATGAAACATTACCATTTCCAGAGTTAGTAATAGAAATAATTATTAAATATTTAAATTTAGCAGTAGATATAAATTTAAAAAATAATGAATTAAAATCATTAATAATTAAAGATAAAAGATGTTATGATAATAAATATTTAAAAAAAAAATATAATAAAACAATACATACAGCAAAAAGATATCAATTAATAAATTATATACAGACATATAATTTATTATAAAAAAAATGAAAAAGATTTAAAAAAAATATAATATGATGATAAATAATTTAATAGAACTATTAAAAAAACAAATATTATATATAATATTTATAACAATATATTTAATAATAATAATAAGAATTACATGTAATTACAATAAAAATATAGAATATTGTTAAAAAAATATAATAATATAATAGATGAATAAAATAATAATAATATTATTAATATTATTACCATTAATAATAGGTTCATTAATAGGATATTTAACAAATAATAAATATGATAAAGAAAGATATAAAATGCTAAAGAAACCAAAATATCAACCACCAAATATTACATTTAGTATAGTATGGCCAATATTATATATTTTAATAGGGATATCATATTATTTAGGATTAAAAAATAAAAAATTAAAATATTGGATAATACCAATAATAGGAATAATTATAAATTTTTCATATACACCAATATTTTTTGGTACAAATAAATTATTAATATCATTAATAATAGTATTATTAACATTAATATTTGCAATATTAACATTTATACAATTTTATAAAACAAATAAAAGTAAATTAGCATCATATTTATTATTACCATATATATTATGGTTAATATTTGCATTAATATTATCAGTAGAAATATATAATTTAAATAAAAAAAATTAAGTACATAAATTATTATTAAAATCAGATAATTTTGTAAAATTATTATTTAATAAGAAATTAGTATGAATATTAGCGATAGGTAAATCAGTACTTTTATTTTTAATAAAATGTTTATCATAAAAATCTTTATTATAAACATTAAATTGATTAGATTTACAATTATCAAAAATTTTATCAATATCATCAAAATTATTTTTATTATTTAATTGTTTATAATTAGAAATAATTTCATCACCAGGTTTTTGAGTATCATATTTAAGTGGAATAGAAGTTTTTAAATAATTAAAATTGTTTTTAGTAGGGATAGTTTCATCAACAAAACCTTCAATATTTTTAATATTATAATTATTTAAATTTGTATAAATATTAGTATTATTAGAAAAGAAAGGTTCTGAATTTTTAGTGTTATTTTTATAATTATTATTATAAGAATAAGTATAATAAATAAGAATGGACAATATTATAAAAATAAAGAATATAATAAAAATATTAAAATCCATATAATCTAATTTAAATAAAGAAATAAATTATTAATCATTATCTAAAATAAAATCATATTTTTTATTAGAATTATTAGAATTATCATTATTATTATTATCATCATAAGTATTAATTAATTGATTATCCATATAATAATTAATATTATAGTTATTATTTTTATAATATTTAATTCTAGTGAAACCTTTACGAATAAAAATAGAAAATTGGTCCCAAATATCAATACATAAAGGGATATAAATTCTTTCATTAGGTTTTTCTCTTAAAATACGACCAATAGATTGTTGTATATCAGAAATAGGACTAGCAAAAACAACAGTATTTAAAGTGGGAATATTCATACCTTCAGCAGCCATTTGATAAGTAGCTAAAATAATTTGTTTTTTAGAAGAAATATCTAAAACATTTTGAGATAAACCACCAATATAATATCCAATATCATATTTAGTATTATCAAATAATTTTTCAAAAGATTTAAGTTGATTTTTTCTTTCACTTAAAATTAAAATTTTTCTTTGTTTTTCATTATTTAAAATATTAATAATTAAATCAAATATAAATAAAGTTCTTTTTTCATAATTACAAATATTATTAATCATAGAAGCAGAATTAGGTTTACCATTCCATAGAACAATATTATTAGAATAATTAATATCAGATTCAAAATATTTATGAATTTGAACATTTAAATCAATATGTTCTTTATTTTTATGTTTATAAACAGATTTACCAATATAATATTCAAAAACTTTTCGTAATCCATCTTTACGGTCTAAAGTGGCACTTAAACCTAAAATAATATTAGAATTAATATTATAAAAAGCTTTACTAAATACTTCAGCACCAGTATGATGAACTTCATCAATAATAACTAGACCGAAATCTTTAAAAATATTAATATCATAATCACGCATAGCTAAAGATTGTAAAGAGGCAATAACAATATCTTTATTGAGAACATCAACTTTTTTTTGTTTTATAATACCAATAGAAGCATCAGGAACGAATAATTTAACACTTTCAATAAATTGTTGATTTAAGAAATCTTTATGTGCGACAAACATAGTTTTTTTTTTAAAATAACAAGCAATATAAACAGCCATAATAGTTTTACCAAAACCACAAGGAACAGAAATAATACCTCCCATTTTTAAAGGGTCTTCGGCAGCTTTTATGAAATTATTAACGGGTTCTAATTGATTATCTCTTAATTTACCATTAAATATAAGATTAGGACAATCTAAACCTTTACCTAAAGTATTTTTTTTAGGAATACCAAATTTTTGTAAAGCATAATATCTAGGTAAATAAATGCGTTGATTATTTTCAGTATAAATACAAAATTTAATAGGATTAGTAGTAGGCATATTAAAATTAATAGGAGAGACAGTTAATTCATTTTTTAAATCATTTATTAATTCATCATTATCTTTTTTAATAATACCATAACCATAAATGGATAATAAAGTATTTAAGTTCATTAATAACAAATAATAATATATAAATATTCTTTATATGTATATCTCATTTTTTATATATAGTTAAAAATAGATAGATAATGAATAATATAAATAATATATTTAGAGGTATAGGTATATTAATATTTTTATTAATTTTAATAATGGATGATTTTTTCTTTTATAAAAAAATGAAAGAACCATATGTACAATTAATACTAGCTATATTTATAATATGTTTATTAATATATGATTATATTACTGGATTTATATATTGTATGATTTTATTATTAATTTATTATGAAATTTATAAAAAAATAGAAAAAAAAAATATACCAAATAATAATTTTAAATATGTTTTAAATTATAATGATAAAAATAAATATCTAGAAAATTTTACACAAAATGATATAATTAATAAAGATATAATACAATTAGATTATATAAATGAAAAATATTTACATGATGCACAAAATAATATTATTGATATAAATATATATGATAATGATACAAAAATAAAAAATATAGATACAGAAGATAGTTATTGTATTCAAGGATTAAATAAAGATATAAAAGGATTTAATAAATCAGATAATTTAATTAATAATTTTATTTAAATTTTAATATATTCTAAATAATATAATAAATATAATATTATAAATGTTAACAATATATTAATAAAAGTATAATTATTTGTTAATATAATTAATATATTTTCTGGAATATTTTTTTCTATTAATTTTAATATATCTATATTTTTAATTAATATATATATTACAATAATGATAACAAAATTTGAAATATTATTTTTATTAAATATATTTTTATTATCTTTATCAATAGTTTCATCTAAATTTAATAAATCAGAACTATCCATTAAATTTTCCATTTCTTTTTCAAAATCATTATTATATATAGATTTATTTTTATTTTCCATATTTTGTTTAATTTGTTGTTCATATAACATTTGTTCTTTAATTTTTTCTTCTTGTATTTTTTGTTGTTGTAATTGTTGTTCATATAACATTTGTTCTTGTAATTTTAAATCTTCTTGATTTATATTATTATTATTTGTTTCTACATTATTATTTTTAAAATCTTTAAATATATTTTCAATTGTAGGATCATTTATTTCTTCTAAATTATTAGTTTTAATAGGAATATTATTAATAGGTGTAGACATTGAAGATGTACTATTGTTCATAAATAAAAATTAATAACTATATGTATAATAGAAATATATATATATATATTAAACGCAATAATTATTTTTTATTACATCTACCAGTTTTGGGATTACAAATTTTACCTTTATCATCACATTCTTTTATTTTTTTTTCAGTACATAAATTTTTATTATCAATTTTTTCTTTATTATCAATTTTTTCTTTATTATCAATTTTTTCTTTATTATCAAATTTTTCTTTATTATCAATTTTTTGTTTATTATCTATAATACATCTACCACTTTTAGGATTACATATTTTTCCTTTATCAATACATTCTTTAACTTTTTTATCTGTACATTTATTTTCTACTTCTATATCATTATCTTTAACATCTTCTTTAACATCTTCTTTAACATCTTCTTTATTTTTTTGTATATCATAATCATCATCTACTTCTTCTATTTCTTGAATATCAATTTCATCATTTATAACATCATTAATATATGTTTTATCTTTTTCAATTTTTTTATCAGTATGGTCATATATAATATCATTATTTGATTTTTTAGATTTAAAATTTTTATTAATTTCAATATCAGATGTAAAAATATCAGGTATATTATTATATTCAAATTTTTTAAAAGTAGCTAATTTATGAATAGTTATAGGATTTTTAGTTTTTAACCATTCATTATAAACTTCTTCTCTTTCATTTAAATAATTAGAATAATTTTCAATTTGATTAGTTCTTGGTATATTAATATTATTATTATAATTTAATAATTTATCAGAATCTAATAAAGTTTTATTTTCTTTATTATCATAATAACTTTTAATAATATCTTTAAGTAAAATAGTATTATATTTTTCAATATAAGTATTTGTATTATTATTATTAATAATATTATATAAATTATGTGAAATATTATTTAATGTTGGTTCTAAAATATTTTTATTCATTATTAATAATAAATATTTTAATTTAAAACTTCTTTTTTTGAACCATCAAACATAACTTTATAAAATTCAGTTAATTTTTGTTCATCAGTTAATTGTTCTTCATAAATTGAACGTGGAACATATTTAATAATTGTTTTAGGTGCAGGACAAACTGATTTATTTTGATAATAAGCTTGAATTACAAGTATAATTCCAATAAATAGAAAAAATATTGCAAAACCTTTCATATTTTATTATTATTACTATATTATAATATTATAATATTATAAAAAAAAATTATTTAATGAAATAAATTTTTCTGTTGTGTCCAAGGATCATCTTTATTAAAAACAGTATCTAAATTTTCCATTCTATTTTGAATATCATCATCATCATTATTTTCTACAGTTATATCATTTGAAGTATCTTGTTCAGTATCTTGTTCAGTATCTTGTTCCATAGAATCTTCTTCTATAATTTTACTTTTTTGAATAGAATTTTGTTTTCTTTTTTCAAAAACTTCATCTTTAGTTTCTTGATTCTTTTTATATTCTTTCATTAATGTATTTAATTGTGTTTCAGAATATTCTTGATTTTCTAAATCTTCTGGATTTGGTGAAAAAGGACACCAGCAACCAACTTGACCAATAAAGATATTATGATTTTTATCTATTTTTTTTAAGAATTCACTTCTATTTTTAGCTTCTTGAATAGTATCAAAAACACCTCTAACTTTAATACCACTTATAGTAGTTTGAAAATCATTATCTTCATGAAATTGTTTTTCAACAACTTCACTATTAACAATTTTAGAATATTTATATTGTTCATCTAAATGTTCAACATTAAATAAATATTCATGATCATTTTTAACATTATTAATAAATTCTTTATCATCCGGATATTTACTTAATAATCCATTAAATAATGATTCAATATCATTTGAAAATTTTTTTAAGAAATATTTAATATAATAACTTTCTTTATTTTTTAAAACATCCTGTGGTGTTATAAAAGATAATAAACAAAAATTTTGATTTCTAATAGGTTTATCTTCATCTAAATAATCAACTTCTTTAGTAGAGACTAAATTTGACATATTATAAATTACTATATTTTAATTTAAATATATTTTTATATATATTTATAAATAAAAAAAAATATATTTATAGAGTAAATATATATAATGAAATTAGATTATAATGAAATATATATTAGATTAATTAAATATTTATTTATAATATTTATTATTAGTTTAATTATATTAATAATACCAGATAATATAGATTTATATAAACGTGCAATTTTTATAGGTTTAGTTACAGCAACAATATTTGCAATATTTGATTATTTTATTCCAGTAAAAAATTCAAAATAAAAAAATAATAATACTTTAAATTATTAGAATAAATATAATATTTATGAATATTAAATATATATATATATTAATAATATTATTAATAATATTAATTATTATTAACATTAGAATAAAATCAAATTGTAATATACAAAATTTTTCATTAGTAGATAAAAATACAACTTATTGGGAAATTTTAGAAAATGATAAATATAGAGAATATGTAGAACCAGTTAAATCAGCATGGAGTACAATAATTAATAATTATAAATTAAAAAAACCAAATGATAAAATAATAGTACAATATAATAATAGTTCATTTCTTAATAATTAAGGCATTATATTTTTATTATTTTCAATTTTATTATAAGGTATATATAATGTTTCTTCTAAATGTTTTATTTTTTTTTCATGTTTTGAAAATTTCTCAATAATTGTTATCATTTTTCTAGTTCTTAATATAAATAATTTAATAGATTTATTTAATTCATCATTTGGATTAAATCCATATGTATATTTAAATCTTAATGGTATAATTAATATAATAGAATATAAAATTTCTAAAATATTATTACGAATATCTATAAATATTGATAAATTAGTTTTAGGATTATATATATCTAATAATATATATATATAAATTTTCATCATTTTGTCTGCATTTATTAATAATTCAGTATATCTTGATTTATTAAATTTTTTTATAAAATCAATATTTGTTAATATATTAACTAATATATCATCTTTTAATAAATATTTAAATTCTTTTGGTATTTTAGATAAATAATAATAATTATTATTATTATTAATATTTGTTAAATATTTTAAATTATTATTAATATCTTTTTCAATATTTATTTTATTATTAATATTCTCTTTAATATTTTTTTCATTTCTTAAATATAAAAAATAACCAATTATTATACATATTATTATTGCTAATAAATTTTTTTTATCTGTATATAATAATCTATTATATACTATACATATTATAAGTATATATATATATACATTAATATCATTCATCTTATTAAAATTATAACATTTTTCTATTTATGTACTTACTCCATCCACAAAATATATTATTAATGATAATATTATTAATATTATTCCTGTATATAATTTTCTATTTTCATTTAAAAAAATATTAAATAATTTATTTCTAAATTCTTTATTAGTATCATTTTTATGGTCAATTGATATAAAATCTGCTACATCATTTATTACATCTATTAAATATTGCATCGTATTTTGATATAATTCATGTATTGTATATTCATATACCATTTTATTATTATTTTCTTTTTTTAATGGTATTATTTCATCAATCGCTTTATTAAATTTATTTTCAATTGTCTTTTCTATATATGAACTAATTTTTTTATCTATTATAATTTCTTCTGTATTTAAATTATCTTCTATATTTTCATTTATTAATTCTCTATCTTCTAATATAGTTTTTTTATCCATTCTTAAAAAATAATAAGATAATCTTTATATAATATCCATCATATCAACATCACTTATATACATTCTTCTACAACAATATCTTGATGCTCCTAATTTATCTAGTAATTCACCTGTATGATTACCTTCAAAATGTTCATACTCTTTTGTCTCTTCTTTTTTATATTTTTCAATTTGTTTCATCTTTTCTTTATTATAATAATCAATTTGATCTGCAATAACACGCCCACAAGTAAAACATCTTATTGGTTGAATCATTTATTAAAGTTCTTATTTATTTATAAGATAATCATTTTTTATATGTGTTTATTATTAAAAAAAATATATTTTATTATTATAAGAAGCTATAAATGTCCGCTATAGTTATTAATAATAGACTTAATAAATTAGAACAACAATTATCTAATTTATCTCCACAATCATCTAAATCATCGGTATCATCGGATGATTTACAAAAACTTATGAATAAAATACAAGTATTAGAAAAAACTGTATCTGATTTATCTAAAAAAAATGATGAATTCCAAAAAATAACTAATGAAAATACTAAAAATATTGCATCAAATTTATCTAATTTAAAAGATAATATTGCTAAAATTGAACAATCTAAAAAATTAGTAGAAACTTCTGAAACTCCGGTTGAATCTACTTCTAATAAAAAAAAATAAATAATTTAAACTAAATATTTTGATTTATTATTTTTACATTTATCTAATATATCTTGATCATATTGACATATATTTATTGCATTATTTAATATATCATCCGTTGAACTATAATATCCTTCATTATTATATATATTCATTATTGCTTCCTCCATTTTTTGTTTCGCACTTTTTATATTACCCTTTTTAAATTCCATTATAGCATATGCATATATTATATCTCCATTATTTAAATATTCTAAACTATCATATATTTTTTTTCCTATTTCATAATCTTCATCAGTTAAATCTTTTTTTTTTAATATTTTTGTCAATTCTATATAATTTGTATTTTGTGATAAAAAATTTTTACTTTTAGTTGATGATAAAAATATTCCTACTTTACTACCTTCTAAAAATGTACATTTATTTAATATTTTAATTACCTTTTTATCTACATTCTCATCTAGATATTTTGATAATAATACTTTCATATTATATTCCAAATTATATAAATGATTTTTTAAATCTATTGCTGTATCATAATTTATAAAATATGATGATTTTGATATTAAAATATTATTATAATTTTTATAATCAATAATTTCTAATTCATCATTATTATTATTTATAAAATCACTCGTTATTAATATATCAAAATTATTTTCTTTTAATATTTTTGTAAATATCTTTTCTATATTTTCTATATAATCTTTACTTATTATTAAATCATCTTCTATTATCATATTATATTCATCCTTTTTTACTTTGTCTAATGCATTTATATGTTTCTCTATATTTGATATTTGATTATTATTTACATCTTTTGATTGTTCTTTATATTTTATATTATTTATTTCTTTTCTTCTATCATCATATATTTTTTTATTATCTTTTATTTCTTCATCATTCGGTGTATCTATTATTACTAAATTACATTGATATTTATTTTTTTCTATAATATTTTTTAAATATGTTAATGTACTATTTATATATACTACCCTTTTTTTTAATTTTTTTGTATTTATTAATATTATATTAATTATATTCTTCATTTATTTTTTTATATATTTCTTTTTTTATATATTTTTTGCTTTTATTATTACTGGAAATGTATTTAATATAGGTATTCTCATTCCATATCCTTCTACTTCATATGTTTTTCCTACATCTAATTTATTATATAATTCTACACTTTCCCAATGTAAATAATATAATGAATTTTTTACCACATATATATTACCTTCTGTATCATTTACAGTTTGATTTCCATCACTATTTCTAGAACCATATGTATTTTTTTCTTCAATTGTTATAGTTTTTTTAAATTTTATTAAATATTGCCACGATATATTTATTATAATTTGTATTAGTATTAAAAAAAATAATATTTTTAATGCTAAAAAATTTAATTTTAATGTATTAGTTATAGATGGTGAATTATATTTTTTATTCATTATTCTTTTCTATTATAATATAAATTTATTTTTTTTCTTTTTTAACTGTTTTTAATTTCTTATTTTCAATTTTTTTTGGAATTAAAGTAACTTCTTCATCTTTATTATTTTCTTTATTATTATTTTCTGTTTCATTATTATTTTCTTTATTATTATTTTCTTCTTTATTATTTTCTTCTTTATTATTTTCTTCTTTATTATTTTCTTCTTTATTATTTTCTGTTTCATTATTTTCTATTTCATTATTTTCTTTTGGAACATATGTATCTTTCATTGTTTTCCATTTTTCACCTACTAATGACATTAAATCTTGTCTAGATAAATTTGGATTTTCATCTTTAAAAATACTTAAATATTCTTTAACAAATAGATTATATTTAGTTGGTGGTTTTTTATTAGTATTTTTCTTTTTATTTTCTTTAACATTATCATATGCAATTTTCATAATATTATTTAATTCTTGTCTTGTATAATTTTTTTCAATATTAATCATATTTTTAAATTCATTGATAAAATTTTGAGTATTAACTACAGAAGACATTAGATAATATCTTAATATAATAATATAATCATTTTTTTTTATAATTTATAAATAAATTTTTATTTTTTATATATATAAAAAAAAAATGAGAGTTATTATTAAAAGATAATTAATAATACACAATGGAATTTTGTGAAAATTGTGAAAATATGTTATATATTAAAAATGATGAAAATAATAATTTAGTTAAATATTGTAAACATTGTAATTATAATAAAATTGAAACTGAAGCTAAATGTATTAAAATATCAGATACAATATATTTTGAAGATGATTTATTATATAATCAAAATATTAATAAATATTTAAGATATGATCCAACACTTAGAAGAATTAAAGATAGTAATATTTCTTGTAAAAATTCAGAATGTAATATTGAAAGTGATAAACAACAAATTTTATATATTAAATATGATGAAAAAAATATGAAATATTTTTATGTATGTGATCATTGTGGATTTATATGGAAAGAAAAATAATAAAAAATTTTATATATATAATATAAAATGTATGAAATTGATTTAACAAATATTTTTGATGATAATCAATTAAATGAAAATATTATTTATAATTCAAATATATATAATTCTGATATATATATTAATGAAAATTTATATGATATAATATTAAATATAGATAATAAAATTGATGAAATTAAAAATTTAATAAATAAAAATAAAACTTTATTTATAATAACAATTATATATATATTTTTTTATTTATTTATATTAATTTTACCATTATTTAAATATATTAAAATTAATAAATTTTCTTTATTAATTTCTTTAACTAAATTTGTATTATTAACTAGTATTTTTTAAATTTTATAATAATATTTAAAAAAATGATATTATTATTATACATTGTATATTTATATTATAAAATATGTATTTAATTATTGATACTGAAACTAATGGATTACCTGATTTATCGGGATTAAAATATTGTGAATATCCAAATTTTGAAAATATTGATAAATATAATACAGCAAGAATCGTACAATTTACATATATGTTATGTGATAATTTACTTAATGAGATTAGATTAGATGATTATATAATTTATGCTGAAAATTTTGATATTCCTAATAGTAGTACACGATTTCATGGTATTACAAATGAAATTTCTAAAAATGATGGTTATAATTTTAATATTGTAATTGAAAATTTTTATAAACAATTACAAAAATGTGAATATATTATTGCACATAATATTGGTTTTGATATTAATGTTATTAAAAGTGAACTATTTAGAAGAAAATTATTTCATATTATTATAGAATTAGATAAAAAAACATTAATTTGTTCTATGGCAACTTTTAAAAAAATTGTTAATGCAAAAAATAAATATAATAAAATTAAAGATCCAAGTTTAAATGATTTATATAAATTCGCTTTTAATAAAAATATTGAAAATGCTCATAATTCTAAATATGATGTCATTAATTTACATTCAGCTATTAAAAATATAACTAATGGAGATTTAAATAAATATATATAAAATAAAAAAATGATATTTTATTAAGTATTATTAATAATAAAATGCAATCATTAATACCTAATAAAGGAATTAAAGTATCTTCTTTAAATGATACTTTTGAAAAATTAAAAGAACCTAAAATATCTAAACCTATTATGACTAAATATGAATATAATCAAATCGTTTCTCAAAGAGCTACTATGTTAGCACAAGGTGCTCAACCTTATATTAATATTGATTTTGATATTAATTCTAATATGGATTTAAGATTAATTGCCAATAAAGAATTATTAGAAGGAAAATTACCTTTTATTATTAAAAGACCTTTACCTAATAATAAATTTGATTATTATCGGATTAAAGATTTAAATCTTGTCGCTATTCAACATATGATTCGGTAAATATATATATTATACTCGCTGATGAATATAATATCATTCCCCATATTGTATCTATTATTGCTATATTTAATTTATAATTTGAATATATTGATATTGATGTTAAATTATATATTCCATATATATAAAATCCAACTATTGAACCATATATTAATGCTTTTAATAATTTATTTTTTATATTATCATTCTTATTAAATTTACTTTTTATAAATGGTATTGTTAATATAAATATACTTGATAATATTACTATATATGCTATTATTGTATATAAATAATTAATTTTCATTTCTGTTTTTTGTATTGATTTTGTTAAATCAGAATATGTCTTTTGATTTATTAAATATAACCAAATAAATTCTACTATTAATATATATAATATTGTAAATATATATTTATAATACATTTTTTATTTCTATTAATATATTAATATATTAATATAAATTATGAAAATTAATAAAATATTATTCTTATCTTATTTATTTATTTCTATATTAATTTTACTTATTATATATAATTTATATTTATTATTTAATAAAAAAAAATGTAATTATATTGAAAATTTTCAAAATAATATAACTTTTTTAGATTATGATACTGTTAAAAATTTTATTATTGATGATAATGATAACTACATTAAAAATTTAACTGAATATGATTTGATTGCTAGAAATGTTAAAAATACTGATGATTATATTAATAATATTACTAATTGTATAAAAAATTTCACTTTAGAAGAAAAAAATATTATTTCTAAAGCATGTATTCAAGCTGATAAATTTTTAAATACTTATAATAATATCTTAAATGGTAAAAATATTGCTAAAATTAAATGGAAATTTGCTTTAACATACTATAATAATTTTGAATATGAAGAAGGTTTTCCTCATACTCGAAATGATATTATTTTTCTATCTGAAAAAATTATTCCTAAAGAATTAAATCATAATTTTATTAATACACTAATACATGAAAAAATACATATTTATCAAAGATTTAATAATATTGATAATATTATTAAAAAATTAGGTTTTATTAAACACGATACTAAAAAATATAATAATAGAGCTAATCCAGATTTAAATAATTTTTTATATACTAATTCTAATAATCAATTATTACAGTGTATTTATAATGATAATCCTAAATCTATTAATGATGTAGTTTGTTTAAATAATAATCATATTTATGAACATCCTTATGAATATATGGCTTATAAAATTGCTAATGAATATAATAAAACTCTTGTTAATAAATATAAAATTTTATAAATTATATTATAATATATGATGATACACATAATATTAAAAAAATTTCAATTAGTTATATTTTTATATTATTTTCTTTATAATTAATAGATTATATATATTTACATTTTATTTATTAATGAATAATAAAATTTTTTTTATAATTTTATTATTTATTATATTATATTTTTTAATTTTTATTATTAAAAATAATAATATAGAAAATTTTATTTGTATTAACCCTGAAACTTATGATAATAAAGTTTGTAAATCTAATTTACAAGAAATCTCAAATCCAATTAATTATTGTAATAATAATAATAACTGTAATGGATATATTTCTGTTAATTCAAAAGATAAGTTTAATAATATAAGAAAAAAATATTATAAATGTTTTGATAATTGGAATGGTGAACTTTATCAAAAAGATTTATTTTATGATAAATTAAAAAAAATATATAAAGATTATGGTTATGAATTTAGTAATTATGAATTTAGTAATTTAAAAACTTATAAATGTGGAAAAACTTGTCCTCCAGGTAAAGGTATTAAAGATGATAGTAATACTTGTAAAGATTGCGATGAAGATGAATATAATATAGGTGATAGTCATGA